ATCTGACTTATTGTTAATCCAGTCTCTTTTCTAAATTCTCCCGCTGCGTTATCCAATTCAAAAAAACGACCGACGATTGCTTTTAACGAAACTGCAATCATCGTCCAAGGGTTTGACAACGCAGAGGATACTTTATTGAGTTTGTCTGTTAAGCCAGAGAATTCATCGAGCGCCTCGTTTATATTTTTTCGGTTTTTTAGTTCATCGTTTAAAGCTTCATTCTCTTGTAAATGACTATTCAATATCGAATTTTCAACGTCAAACTCTGATTGTGCAGCCGAAATAACTTTATCCAAGGATTTCAACTTCTTTGATATACTATCTTCTTGTTTTTTTGATTGCGTGTCAAACTGATCTGCGATCTTCTTTCTTTCCTTTATCTGTTTGTCAATGGACTTCGATTCAAGAGCGCTCTTCTTTATTAAATCCGATGTCTCTTTTAGACCAACTTTGTCTTTTGTTTTACTAATTAAACCAAGAGACATTATTAAAGCATCACGTTTTTTGTCTTCCAACTTCTTCAACCTTTCAGACTCTTTTACCTCTGAATTAAGCCCCTTTAAAACTTGATCATTTAGAAATTTCAAATCGGTCAGTTCAGCCCTTGTGAGGTCGGCCGACATTTTTTTGTCCGACATTTTTTTGCTTATTAAAACCTTCTGCGCCTTGGCCACAATAATTTTTTGCTTATCGACTTCTTCATTGGACGCGCTTATTCGCAAGTGCATCTGATTTAGTATTTTCTTTCCTATATCAAATAACTTCGTCTCTTCCTCACGATGGTCTGAACGTAACTGTCTAAGAACTTCCAGACCTTCAGCCTCTTCTTTGGTTAGATTTGTTTGTTTCGACATTTCAAATAAATATCAATTTCTTTGTGTTTTTCTATAAAAAGCTTGACATGTGTTCATATGAGTTTAAGTTTAATATCATGAAATATCCAATTAAGATAAAAACCAAAGAACAGAAGGTTGCTTATAGAGACATGAAAAAGGTCTTAGACGACTATGATTCGGTTGTTAATGGCACTTATCCTGAGAGACAACGTGAACTTGAGTTGGAAGAAAAAGCAAAACGATTGGAACTAACAGGATCGGAAATATCCGAATTGTCCGGCATATATCAAAAAAACAAACAAATCCGAGATAGATATTTCGACGTTACAATGGATTATTTGAAGATGAAACAATCTCCATTCGAAAAGATTATGGAGAAATTCGTTCCAAATCTAATGGATGTCATCAAAGGGGTTGTAATAATCGAGGGGGTTCGGATGTTTCTTAACATTAGGTCGAAGATTAACAAAAAGTAATTACTTCTTGATCTTTGGCCTATTGGGGACTTGAACCGTTGGCGATTTGTCGCCCTTTACAGCAGCATCATTTACACTCTTCTCCTTCGTCTTGAGCTCAACCAATCTATTGACGTAAAACTGTCTGTTATTCACCGGCATATCATACAAAACGTCATGTGTAAAAGAACCATTTGAATGATAACACAGATCAAATATCTCTCCGTGTGTTAATTTTTTTGTTTCCGGTGTCACACCAAATATTCCCTCGTCTATACATATTTTTGTTGTCATTATTTCCCTGCAGGATGGGCATGTTAAATTGACCAGTGTGTTAAACCCGGGAGTGGAATCCTCATAGTGTTTCTTAAATGATTTATTGTCGGCAATTGGTAACTCATAATCGTAGAAATTATGGATATCTTCTATCCCGCCAATTGATATTGTTTGATTTTTTATAAAAGTCAACCAACCATCACGCAAATAGATCTTATTTTCGGTGTTTGTTGGGAGTCTATATTTAACAGTTTTTCCACATTTGGGAAATGTATATTGTAGTTCATTTATACCTCTTATACAATTTGAAAAATCAAATTTTTTGCTCCTAAATCCATATGATACAACTTGTTCGTTAACGGATTCGCAGTGGTTACATTTCACCTTATATTTAGAGTCCCTTCCATAACTCAATATCTTTAAATTGAGAAGTATAGTATCCAAATCACATTGTAAAATATGATCAATTGAAACACTGACATCCAAAACATGGTCCATCAAAGTTTGCAACACAAGACCTCGTTTTATAAGAGAACCGTTACACAGAATGTCTTCACATCGAGCTGTGATGGGATATAGTTTTATATACCCCTTCGAGAAGGGGTGACTCTTCTCATAGAAGAACCCCTCGGAAGCAATATCTATTATCTCGGATTCCTTCCAGTTCATTCAGACACACTTGGCCAGAAGAAGTTGGTATTCATAGGAATATTTGACTTTTCGGTGTGACCACACTTACCACAGGCAAAATCAAATGTCATATCTAAATCAGGAGTAAATTCTTTAACCGAACGTCTGAGGGCCAAACTGTCCCGTGAAGTCAATTCGTTATCGACAAATCTCTTTATCTTCAATCTGTCAAAATCTCCATCTATGGATGTGATAAGATACTTCAAACGAGTGGTGATTTCGGGAGAAGATGAGTCAAGTGACCTATTCAACGCCTTTATCTCAGAGTCGATACTCGTTTCGTCCTTATGGGTAAGCAATTTCCAGGTCACCCTTTTCCCACTAACAGGAAGAACGAAATTGAACTTATTCTCCCCCTTTACGATTTTTGAGAAATCATATTCGATTGGCTTAATTTTCGACAAGTCAACGGAAACGGTGTTCTCGAACCCACACTCAGGGCATTTGACCTTAATTGAGTAATCTTCTCCATATGCAAGAATTCGTGATGCAACGAATAATGCATTCTTGTCACCAATCGTAATATCATCCAATGAGACGCCCTCGGTAGCAATCAGGCTTTTTAAAAATTCATCGAGAACTGTTCCTTTTTTCAGTAGATTCTGATTGCTCAGAATATCTTCATGTTTTACAGTCACTTCGTAAATTTCGACTTTTCCACTTGAAAGCGGATTCGATTGATTGTAGAAAAATCCTTTTGAAGGAAGTTCGACTGTGTGCGTCTTCAATCCAGGCTTTGAAGTTTTTGGAGTCTCCGATTGGGAAGTTGGTCTTGTAATTGAAATCGTTGGTTCGTTGCTCATATATCTATATATATATGACGAAAATATTATTTACCTGCGTTTTTTAATGGTAAATTTCTACGTGAAGCAAGATTCTTGTTTTTGGTGGCTTTTAAAACAATATCACCATCTCTCATATCCACATACAAATACAACTTGTTGTTCAAATTTGTCAAAGTTCCATTTTGTTTGAACTGTCTCATCAATTCCAATTCATCATTCAACCCAAGATCAACATCTTTTATATATGGGTATTTCTTCTTGATGATATCAACCACCTTGTTTATGTCTTTATCTCTAGCCGAGAGAAAGTTGTATTTGAATTTAATTGGTTTAAATGTTTTTGGATCGTAGAAAGTGACATCGGCCTCGGTCTGCATGTTCTTATCCAATTGTTCTTCTGTAAGAACCTCATCAATACACTCAGATATTAAATGTTTTAAAAATGACATGTTAATCAACTCTTGATCCAGGATCAATTGGTTCGGAAAGTTTCTTGATGGTTTGTGCATCAAATGCAGGGGATTTATCTGCTGGTTGTGGAGTTTGTTGTTCGGATGTCACAACCAATCCAACAATTTTTAATTCTCCTTCATCGGTCGGTTTTATTCCTGAAATTGGGACTATTTCTTTGTTTTTTCCCTTCATAGACTCAACCGATGCAATTTCATACGAATAAACTTTATCCTCCAAGAATTTCTTTTTATCCGATTCAGCCGTTCCAAAATCCGGTCCATACACCTCCACATTTTTTCTATTACGGATAGCAGCACCATTTTTATACAATTTGTATGATACTGTGTATCGAATCAGTTCCGAATTGACGCCTTCTGCTTCTAACATTCCATAGTTCTCATGTGAATACTCAGGAGTCCCATTGATTTCTTTTAAATCTTGAATGTTGTCTTTAGCAATCTTCTTCAAATCGGCCTGTGTTCCTGAGACATAGTTGACTTGTCCATTTACATCTTTTGTTGCAAAAAGGTTATCAACTTGTATTGTTTTCGATGATCCATCTTTTTTGACCAAGAGCATCAAATTCTTGAAAACATATCCAACGGTGTCGAGTTTCGATGGATCAGGGTGTTGAACTTGTTTTCCGTTTTTCTCAACGGTGTTGGCTATAATATCAAAGACTCTCGACTCGGAAGCCGGATACGATCTTTTTCTATCATTGGAAAATTCGGAGACAACGCCCTCGGACAATATTTCTCTAACACATTCCTTGATGATATTTTTCAGTTCCGATTTATTCATTATTTATAAATATAGACACCTACACAATTATTACTTAAAATCACAAGATAGTTTCATCGATCTATTTTCCAACCAACAATTCACATCAAATTTATAAAATTCATCTTTGACATGATTTTCTATGAAAATGTTTTTATCAAAAAAATCGGATTTAAAAGAATCAAAAACTTTTAATTGGATGAATACAGCTTCCTTTTCTATTTGAAATTTGTTTACAAATTTTGCAAATATAAATTGTTGACCCGTAATAGTTTTTTGAAATTCTGGAATATCTTTTGCTAAATTGTTATACTCTTCACAATTTTTAAGTCTTCCTTCAAGGTCCTGTATAAAGTGGATATATTCATGTAATAGAACAGAAAGTATCTCATGGACACCCATATCAAATATTTTATTTGATAATGATATTGTTCCATCACAATAAGACGCAATATATTTTTCTCGATTCATTTTTATTTTTGGAAAACCAAAGTTTCTGAATAACTTTATTATAAAAACTATTTTTTGACTATATCTCATTTAAAATTCAAAGATGGATGTAATTCATAGTGACATTTAATACAAAGTGTTTCTCCAGAAACATTATTATCAATGTGATATGATACGATTTTATCCGACCAATTTGATTTTTCTTCAAATGTAATATCTTCCGACAAATCAGAAGGAACTATTTTTCTAACAATTTCACTCATTGTCTCAACATTATGGTGGACTTGTAATTCATCGGTTGATTTACATTTTACACATTGAAAATTATCTCTTTTAAGAATTGGATATTTCCATTCTGTATATAATCGGCGGTCTGCTCGGGCCATGTTATTGATAGGAGATATTCCGCCTTTCCATTGGGAGTGATTTTCTCCCGATAAATTTGGTATTTTCCCACTCAATCTATCCGCACGCATTCTATCCGATCTAGCTTTCAATTCCAATGGATTTGAGTTTATCGTATTTGTTGAAGATTCTGTATTTTTTCCACACCCATTTAGTTGTCCCACAATCCCATATTCTATCATATCCATTACTTTTCATGTTCTCCCACTCGCTTATATCAGAATCAAAAGTTTTTAACTTATTTTTTAATGTGTGTTTTGCAAATCCAAAACGATGGTATCTTTTCGGATATCCATGTTGTATGTAAAAATAGTTAGGCGGAGTTTCTGAAATTTTTTCAAATCCTATTTTTGCATACATAGCGTTTTCTCTACTGGACCATCGATTATCTGAATATGATGTTATAGCTGTGGGGGAGAATTCTTTTATAAAAACGGATAACATTTTTGACGCAAGCCCCGTTACACTTTTGGATGTTGCAAACCTAATTAATTCAAATTCACCGTCCAGATTTTTTCTATGTCCCATGGATATTCTAAGTTTTCCAATCGTCATAACTCCAACCAACTCCCCCCCAAAAAAAGCCCCATATCTAATTGGAGAATTGCATTTTCCTTGTATGTGGTATTTATCAAGAAATGGACTCGACATACTGCTAGATATTCTTTGAATATTAACTTTTCTTGCATATATGGATTTTTCAATCGATCTAACGCCCAGTATGGATTTTATTTTTGATTTTACGATTTCTTGTTTGTTGATCCACTCGTCCTCAAATATTTGAATTAATCTAACTCCATTTTTCAAACATGTATTGGATTTGTCTATGTGATAATTTTTTCCACGATTTCCATGATTTTCACTGTGCCAATACAGTCCATTATATTCAATTGCGATTTTTTTGTTTGGTATATAGATGTCGAGACCTTTGTTTTCAAATGGTCTGACGTTGTGATGGATGTCATCGGTCGGTAATAATGATTTTATAAATTCCAATATTTCCTTTTCAGCAATTGATGATCCTGTAATTTTGGGAAAACATGTAGAACATCTTGGTGTTTTTCCGCCGTTTATGGAGTCTTCAAAAACACTCTCACATTTCTTACATTTAAATTTATATAGATTTTTTCTATCTGTTGTTTTATACTCTTCAATTGAAAACATGGGTTCACACACTTCAATTATATTCTGTTTAAAAACAATTTTATCGAAATTATTATGTATATTATTTTTACTTCTTTTGGATAGAAATTCTTGAGATTCCGACGGGTGCTCTATTCCGTATTTTTCCATTAAGGAATTTTTAACCAAATCTTTCCCCTCAACATTCGAAAAAAAGTTTTCTCTTCCATATTTGTTAATAATTGTATTTTTTCTTTTTTCCTTCACTTCGTTGATTGAAGAGGGATTTTCGACACCATATTTCTCCATGTTCGATTCTTTTATTTTTTCCTTCCCAACCTCCGACGCAAAAAACCAATCTGATCCAAATTTTTCTCGATTGGTCTCTTTTATCTTATCAATCACAATTTGAGACTTTGAAACGTTATCAACTCCATATTTTTCAAAACATGTTAGTTTTGCTTTTTCTGGATTCACATATGTCTCGGAACCATATCGTTCTAGCTTAGTTGATTTGATTTTATCAATTCTATCTTTTGAGTTTGCTGTTGATTTTGTGCTACAAGCGTTTCCACAAAACCTCGGATTTCTTGAAACCAATCCAATGAATTGTTTATCACATAACACACAATTCCTTATTGAATAATATTTTGTATTATATTTTTTTCCTTTAAATTCTATTTTTTCCATATTTGTTCATTGGAAATTTGGTCACAAAAAATCCCCAACACAAATAAATATGCTGGAGATGTGCCAAACACCAATAAATCTACGAATCTGTGACGGAATGTGATGCTGAATCAGAACTGCAAAATTGCGTAGTCGTAGGCAATTCCGAGGGTAACATTAACTGCTTGGTCTGCTGTTGAGTAATCCAAGGCACCACCATCAAATGTTGTCACAAACGCTCCATATATGGTCCACTCCTCAACCTTGTCTCCAACGGGCCCAAGGGAGTTCAGTGTGATATCTTTTTTATAGAAATCAGCATATCCGTCACGACCGGTGACTGCTTCATGCGACAATCTTATCCATTCCATTGCTGCCTGTGCGGCAGAAGGAACGACAGGATCATACAATGAAATTGTAATATCTTGCCATGTGGTCTTTCCCTTGACTTTTCTCTGCAAATTGATGTGATCGAGCGTAACAACGCCGGATGTGCACTTTGGTCTATCAGTCATTTTTACCATGAATGATGGGATTCCATCGATATACATGATGAATCTGTTGGCCTGTTTGGGTTCAAATGGAGTCCAAAATATTTCGTTTTGATCTAGTAATTCTGCCATAATATTGTGTTATTTAAGGGTTTATATTTTTGATATAACACTGATTTATATGTGTTATTTATAATAAATAAAAGAATATAACAATTATTATTGACATTTTTTAATAACCACTCTATAATTACTAATTAATACACACCATTCAAACCAAAACAATGTCAAATCTAATATCCAAAACATGTAAAACATGCAATAAAGAATTTTTCGTTCCGAATCAAGAGAGAACTAGAAAAAGAATATACTGTTCCAAAAGTTGCAAGAATCAAGACCCTGTTATTAAAGAGGGGATGATTAAAAAACAAAAAGACACGTTCCAAAAAAAATACGGTGGTCATCCAATGACAACAGATGCAACAAAATCAAATTTCAAAAAATCTATGTTGGAGAAATATGGAGTTGAAAATGCCTTATCCAATAAAGATTTAATGGATAAAGTTAACGCAACCAAATTGGAAAGATATGGTGATGTGAAATATAATAACATCGAAAAGATGAAGGAAACTTTCATAAAAAATTATGGCGTTGATAATCCATGCAAAAGAATCGATATAAAAGAAAAAATACGATCAACGTTATCAAACAATAATTACGATAATATACTATTTGTTAGTAAAGAAAGAAAACTGATTCCACTGTTTGATCGGAAAGATTATGTCGGATACACATGGGAAAACAAATATCTATTCCAATGTATGTGTTGCGACAACAAATTCGAAACAACAATATACAACCACAAAACGATTTTTTGCCCAACATGCAATCCAACAGGAAAAAACATAGTTGAACAACAAATATATGATTTTTTATCAACATTGATCCCAACCGAAACAATAAAAATCTCCGATAGAACAGTGTTGGTTGGAAAGGAGTTGGATTTCTACGTTAAAGATAAAAAAATTGCAATTGAACACAACGGATTATACTGGCACGCAGAAAATGCGAATAACAAAGACAAAATGTATCATTTGAATAAAACAAAGTCGTGTGCTTTTCATGGAATAAAATTGATACATTTATTTGAAGATGAATGGGTCCACAAACAAGATATTGTAAAGTCAATATTGGCCAACCAATTTGGAGTTTTCAAAATTAAACTTAATGGTCGAGATTGTATAGTAAAAGAAATTGGATCAACCGAAAAGAACAAATTTTTGGAGACAAACCACATACAAGGAGATGACAAATCATCTATTAAAATTGGTTTATACCACAATGAAGAACTCGTTTCCGTTATGACGTTTGGTTCTTCCAGGTTCGATAAAAATGTCCAGTATGAAATGTTCAGATTTTGCAACAAACTTGGACATAAAATACATGGAGGAGCAAGTAAAATGTTCTCATATTTTGTAAAAAAATATTCACCAAATACAATAATATCATACTCGGATAGAAGATTCTTCACAGGAGAAATTTATGGGAAACTTGGGTTTTCTTTAAATAACATCACCCCGCCCAATTATTACTATATAGAAAAAGATTATAAACACAGACTGGGGAGAATGAATTTTCAAAAACACAAACTCTCTGGGAGATTGTCCAAATTTGATGAAATTCTATCAGAATGGGATAATATGAAAAATAACGGTTATGATAGAATTTGGGATTGTGGAAATTTTAAATGGTTATGGTCAAAAATATAATTTTGTCTCTTTCTTGAATAGGTTATATATATATATAGATGTTAAACTTAACCAAAAATTAAATCATGAGAAATATATATTCAGGTATTGCATACCACGTTGATAGAGTCGTAGAAGAACAAAAGCCAGTTGTTGTAGTTGTTGAAACTCCCGTGGTTGAGATTGAAGACGTTGTTTTCACCGAAACCCCTTCCGACCTTTTCAAGATTGAAGAACCGGTTGTAGAACCTGCAATTGAAATTATCCCACAAGTAGAGGTTAAAGAAGAAATTTCAGATGTGGTTGTCGCCGTCGAGGAACCTGTGACAGTTGCAGAGGAACCCATATCAGTTGTTGAACCGGTCGTAGAAACACCTGTGGAGACAGTTGTTGAACCTGATCCATCGCCTGTTGTTGAAGAAAAGGTTGAAGTTGTTGAGGAAGTCGTTCCAACCCCATCGGTAGAGACAGTCGTTGAGCCAGTTGTCGTTGTAGAAAAAGTTGAAGAGGCTCCTGTTCCAGTAGTTGTCGAAGAAATTCCAACCACAAAGAAAAAGAAGAAGTAATTATTATAAATTGACCATTTGTATTCTCTCATGTTAATCTGAAAAAACATGAGAGAAATACGAAATGAAAATATTGACGAATCATCGACACAGTCCGATCCATTCGATTTTGGAACGGCTGTAAAAGCACCCACTCGGCCCAGAGCACCGAGAACAAATCCATATTTAAAACGGAATAAGGAAACATCTCCTGACGACGATGAAGAGGACGTTGTAATCTCATCCCGATGTCAGTGGGCAAAGGCTGGGCCGACATCATTCAAGGCTGTCGGAAAAACACAAAAAACGTTGGTTAGTGGAGTATATTCAATATTCTCGGATAACGGAGACCCCGTGTTTGAAAAGTCAGATGTAAATGTTGATAGTCTAATTGAATTTCCTGATTCAAAAACAGATAAAATATTGAAGGAAGTCGAGGATTTCTGGAAAAATGGAGACGTATTCAAGGAATATGGTTTCTTGCACAGAAGAGGATATTTATTGTATGGCCCTCCAGGTGGCGGAAAAACGAGTCTGGTCCAACAAATAATCAAACGGATTGTAAAACAAAAAGGAATTGTTTTCATGTGTGGACATCCAGGAACAACATCCATGGGATTAAAAGCATTCCGTGAAGTCGAACCAAATAGAAACGCTGTCTGTATTTTTGAAGATATTGACTCGATCATCGATCAATATGGAGAAGATGAATTGTTGTCTATGTTGGATGGAGAAAATCAAATTGATAAAGTGGTAAATTTGGCAACAACAAACTATCCTGAGAAGTTGGATAAGAGAATTGTTAGTCGTCCACGTAGATTTGACAAGGTTATTAAAATTGGGATGCCCAACGCAACAGTTCGCAGAATATACTTCACACATAAATTAAAAACCGAAAACGAAGATATCGAAAATTGGGTAAAATCGACAGAGGACTTTAGTTTTGCTGCTATGGCCGAATTGGTAATCTCCGTGAAGTGTCTCGGAAATGAATTCACAAAAGCTGTAGAAGTTATACGGAAACTCATGGCGTCGAAGCCATCTTCAACTCAGAGCACCGATGAAGAAGACGAACCGCAGAAACTTGGTTTCGGCGGATTTGGATTCGGTGTAAAAAAGCGAATTTAACGATGGATCGATCCATATATATACATATATGGCAAAAATACAATATTATGTAGTTGATACTACCAAATCCGTCGGTGGAAAAAACCCATGTATCATATTTGAGACTGTTGATGGTCTCGTATCATACCTTGAGGGAATGTGCATACGTGGGATGCAAAAAACACGTATGAAGTTTATGGAATCGGCAGCAGACACAGGTTTGGCAGAGGATGACCGTAGAGGAAGAGCATTTTATGAATTGATGTCTGAATATTTCAACATCGGATACATCAAAGGAAACTCTCCTACGAGAAAAAATGTGTTCGAGGCCGAATACAATGAACAGTATAGAGAAGAACATGGCGACTGATGTTCGATATAGTATGGAAAAGATCATCTAAGATATACACTAGGAACGGACCTATGTTCGTTCGTTCTTGGTGTATTCCAAAAGATGTTTTGCCTGGATTTTTTGTTTTTTGGGAATCCAACAAAGCAAAAATGCGTCTGCGTGGATTCGCGGTTGAAAAAGATGAAACTGGAGAGTGGTATCTGAAAGAATGGCAGAAAAACCAAAACGATTTTTCAACCATAGGAACCACGGAAGGTAAAAAACCAATAATAGTTCCTGACAAAAGCAGTCTTGAATTGGCTCCTTTAAAGTATGAACAGGGGTTGAGAAAATGGCAACCAACGTTGGTTTCTCAACTATCGGCTTCTATCAGAAAATATGGAGCTGCGATAGACGGATCGGATACAGGGTGTCACACAAAAGGACAAGGAATTCTTATGTTTGACGGATCAACGAGAAATGTTGAAACTCTTCGTATCGGAGATCGTGTCATGGGATGGAAAGGACCACAAATAATCACAAAATTACATCACGGTTTTGAACAGATGTATAATATTGTTCCTGTCAAAGGACCAAATTTTTCTGTAAATGGGAACCATTTGTTAACCGTCAAATTGACAAATGGACCTTCAAAAACGCACAAGTGGACTGGGGGTTATGAGTATGGAAAAATTTACGATATAAAAGTAAAGGATTACATTAACTTGAGCAAAACCACAAAACATGCGATGAAGATTTTCACTGTTGGAGTTGATTCGTGGAATGAAAAAGGTGTTACAATCGATCCATATTTATTGGGTGCTTTATTGGGAGATGGTGGCCTCAGCACAAAAGATTGTATATCATTTACATCGAATGACGAAGAAATGTGGGAAATGTTGAATGATCATTGTAAAAAAAATAATTGGACACTTGGGAATACAAGTCAAAATATAACAAAAAGAATAACATCCTCGCCGGACCTTTTTAGAAATATGCGATCAATTGGATTGTTTCCTGTCAAATGCGAAAATAGATTTATTCCAACAGAATATAAAATAAATACAAGACAAGTTAGATTGCAAATTTTGGCTGGGTTGATTGACACCGATGGTTCATATGACAAAGGGTGTTACTCTTTCACATCCAAATCCAAAAATTTGAGGGATGACACATCGTTCATTGCAAGGTCACTTGGGTTTTTTGTGGTTGATAAAAGTAGGGTTCACACATGCAAAAATAATGGAAAAAGTGGAACATATCACTCTTGTTCTATACTTGGAAACATCAATCAAATTCCATGTAAAATTAAAAGAAAAATTGCAAAACCAAGAATCCAGAAAAAGGATGCAAGCGTTGTTGGTTTTAAAGTTGAGAAACAAACCGTTGGTGAATTTTACGGGTTTTCCTTAGATGGTGATGGTAGGTATTTAATGGATAATTTTTTTGTGACTCATAATAGCGGAAAAACATATGTAGCGGTTGGAGTTGCACGTGAGTTGGGTCTTCGAGTTGGCGTTGTATGTCCAAAAGCGGTTATAACATCTTGGAAACGTGTTATTGAAAACCATTTTGGTATGCCGGTTGAGTTTGTAATAAATTACGAAGGATTGAGAACCGGAAAATATAAAAAAATTGCGACGTGGGAGAAAACTAGCAAAAAATCAACAATTGAAAAGTTTGTGTGGAAGATAAAAGACCCACAAAATGTTTTAATTATATTTGATGAAAGCCATAAATTAAAAGATGGAAAGACTCAAAATTCTGAGATGGCTGTATCTGCTCACAACGCAGGATTTAAAATACTATGTTGTTCGGCAACATCTGCGATTAACCCAATAGAATTGAAGACCGTTGGAAAAATTTTGGGACTCCATAAAGGAACATCGAAAGCATTTAATGAATTTTTATTAGAGCATGATTGTGAACAAGGTCGATTTGGTTGGCAATTCAATGGATCAAAAAATGCACTGAAAAAATTAAACTTTGATTTATTCAAAGAGAGGGGAGCTAGAATCAAAAAAACTGATATTCCTGATTTTCCTGACTGTGATATCATTGCCGAATCATATGACATGGATGAGAAATCGAAAGCGGAAATAAATCAGATATTTTTTGAAATGGGAGCCGAATTACGTGTTCTCGCACAGACTCTAAAAAGTGATAGAGAAAAACAAACAAACGCACTAACGGCACAGTTGAGAGCAAGACAGCAATGTGAATTGTTGAAGGTTCCTCTATTCGTTGATATGGCAGAAGAAGCCATTGCTGATGGTATGAGTGTTGTTATCATAGTTAATTTCACGGACACCATTAAAGCACTTTCCGATAAATTAAATACCAAATGTATGATTTGGGGAGGAGACACGGAAAACAGACAAAAACATATAGATGATTTTCAAGCCGACAAGTCACGGATAATTCTTGTAAATATATCTGCAGGAGGCGCTGGATTGTCTTTACACGATTTGAATGGACAATACCCAAGAATTGCGTTAATATCTCCCGGACCTTCCGCTGTCGGACTCAAACAAGCTCTTGGGAGAGTATGGCGTGCAGAAGCCAAAACAAAAGCAATGCAAAAAATTATTTTCGTAGCAGGAACGCAAGAAGAACAGATATGTGAAAAAATGAAAACAAAATTGAACAACATGGATTTAATCAATGATGGAGATTTATCCACGGAATCGATTTTCAAAGATACTTATTAATATATGAAACTAAATAAAAAAGAATCTGTTATAGTTGACACATCTGACTGGAATCTTGAAATAGTCGTTCCTACAGAAGATTATACTGACGTTGATGATATATTAATCGAGGCTGCCACAATGGCAGTCGAAGCTAGATATCATTCAAGTCCACAAGATTTTAAAATTGGAGCTGTCGTAAAAACGTCTTTAAAAAAATCTTCTCAATTTGTAAAATTTATAAATTCATATAAATTATTATGCAATGCTGGTGGAGCGTCTATGAATAGACTTGCCGAAGACATTCGCAAAAACTACTTAAAAGCCAGTAAAGTCGATCTGATGAATGAACCCATGATGCCTACTGATTTATAATATGGGATTACAAGGTCACAATAGAATGATATTGGCCAGTGAGATTCTTGCTGCCCAATCTATATCAAAAACAGCCCAAGAATGTTCTCGAAATTTGGGAGTCCATTTCAACACATATAAAAAGTATGCGGTTCAATATGGACTGTATGGGAATTGTTTGAATCGAACCGGAAAAGGAACGTTAAAACCAAAAGACCCATACAAAGCCAATCAAAAACTCAACGACATTCTTGACAATAAATATCCAAACGCTGATAGAGTTGCAGTCTTGAGAAAATTGGTGAAGGCAAAAGTGAAGAAGAATGAGTGTGAGGTGTGTGGATTTAATGAACGAAGAATATCAGATGACGTTGTTCCTCTGATACTTTGTTTCAAAGATAACGTCCATAGTAATTTTTCTATTGAAAATTTGGAAGTATGCTGTTTTAATTGCGCACACAATCTACATGATGCCGTAATTGTTAAAAAACCAAAACACATGCATAAAACCAAAGTAAAAAATGTGGAGTGAGGAAAACATTACACCGGAAGGTCTTGCGTTGTTGATCGACACAGCAACGAAGTTCATGGAAGAACACAATGACAATATCAAAAAGATAAATGTCATAAAGGATCACCGTAACAAGAAACACATGAAGGCGATGTCTGCTTTGGACAAGAGAGTTTCCAAATATTTGAAAGCTATACGACAAGAACAAGAGAAGATCGACAAATTTAAAAAAATATCGAGTCGTCTTGGACTGTCTCTTCCCGAGACAAAAAAATCACCGGAAGTCTTCAAAGAAACCGTTTCGGTTGTAAATGAAAACACCGGCGAAAGTGTCCAACTATCAGAGTCAGAGTTGGCAGACCTTAGAGCATTGGCAGGGGATTAATTAAAAATATTTTTAAATTTCCCAATTTTGCTAATATGTATTAGCATGAACAAAGAAAAAAGAAGAATTGATAGTTGTATATATTCAAAAAATCATTACAAAAAATTAAAAAGTTCTGGAATTATTTCCTATACAGTAAGAAATACTCCCGAATTCATAGACAAAGTAAAAGATTTTGTTAAAAATTTAAGATTGGATGGTGTTAAGTGACATGTGGAATATATTGTCTCACTTCTCCAAGTGGAAAATCATATATTGGACAGAGTGTAAATATAGAGCGCCGATTCTCTCAATACAAAAGATTAAACTGCGTCAAACAGACGAGAATATTTAATGCACTATCAAAATATGGACATCAAAATTTCAATTTTTGTATTCTTGAGGAATGTGGGGTTGAAGAGTTGAATGAATCTGAAAAGTTTTGGATATCATACATTGGAAGTAATCAATCTGGATATAACATGTCAAACGGAGATAAAACGTTGTCTAAGGAATCCAGGGATAAAATAAGTATAAAAAATAAAGGTCGAAAAAAGAATCCGCTGTCACAAGAAACAAAAAATAAAATAAAAAACAGTCTGTGTGGAAGAGTGTTTACAGAAGAATGGAAACAAAAAATTAAAAATTCCAAAACTGGATTAAAAAGAAAACCCTTCACAGAAGAACATAAAATAAACATAGGAAACAACTCACGGGGAAAAAGTAGAACCGATGATTTTATTAATAAAATAACATCTCCCCGAACAAACTATAGAAATAAAAACATAAATTGGGGAATAAAGGAATATGAAACAAATGGTGGAAAACGATTTTATGTCCAAATAAAATCAAATAAAAAAACCATATGGAAATATGGTTTTTGTAATATAGAACAAGCGAGGTTATTTAGAGATGGGGTTAATTCCATCCAAGTTTCTTCAAAGCCAATTTAACCTCTTCCTTGTCGGCATCATTCATATTTTTTCCCAAATGCTCAAATATTTCATTAAGAGTAAATGTTTTTCCTGGAGAGTTTTTTTCAATATTATATAATTCTTCAATTGTATCTATTATTTTGTTTCTCGAAGATTCAACCTTGTTAAAGGTTTTCATAGATATATGACCAGCAAACTCAACAGCTTTGGGAAAAATATAAGAAAAGAATTTTATTATTCCGCCGATAATGGATTCAAATACCGAAAATATTGCAGCCGCAATCGGATTCGACGATGCTAAAATTTTCAATATCAAAAATATAACACCAAATCCAAGTCCGATCCACATTATTTTTTTGAAAAATATTCCAATTCCATGCCTTATGGAGTAAAATCCAAACCCTTCATCAAACTTTTCAAGTTTTCCTTCTAGGTTGGTTGTCTTTGATTTCTCGTTTGCTAGACTTGTGCTTAGGGTATCAACTTTCTCACCCAAAGAGAATGTTAATTCTTTGAATGATTTCTCCGCTTGATCTAGTTTTATCTGTAGTTCCGTTGATTGTTTATTCAACTCGGCTATATTATTTTCATAAATAAGAGACTGATTGAACGCAGACTTTCTTTCGGACTCCAATTCACTTGTCAGTTTTTTTATAAACTCTTCCATCTCCAACATTTTCTGTGAATTCGGTGCAGATGACAATTCACGGACAAAGTTGTTGGTTAAAACAGCGGCATCCAATGACAGTTTAAAAGTCATAGGAAGAGATTCAAACTCAGGAAGACTATATATATTGTTTAATGCCAAACTGGTTCCATAGGAAAACTCTCCTATAGATTCCATTTTTTTATCTGTATTCTCTGCGACGTTGAGTTCTGCTTCTGTGACTTTTCCAGCAGCCTCAACTACTTGTTTTGTTCCATCTCCATTTTGTATGGTTTTACATGATGGAAGTGCAACAAGAACAAAAAAGGCGATAAGAAATACCGCAAATATTTTTTTAATTTTCATAATTTACCTCGTTTCTTTTATTCCTGATGCACGGGCCCATCTTTCTCTTAACTCAACCATATCCGCATCGGTGACTTGTGGTTGAACAGGCTGTGCATTTATATCATTTGGTGTAGGATCGTTGGTTGCGGATATGACCGGATTTTTTGGTGTATCTTCAATCGATCCACCTTCATTACCGACCTCAACATCGGGCTCAATGATGATTACAGATGGTCTGTCTCCGATTCGTATTAAAGAAGAAAGGGATGGTTTTTCGTCCGCGAGTTCTTCCTTTGGAGTCTGTTCGCCCCACCAACAGTCTTCTGTTATAGATTGTTGTTTGTTTATTGATTTCAATTCTGCGTAGAAGTTTTTGAAGTGCATGATGTTATTTTATATCTTTTAAAGTTTTCTTTGGTTTTTCCATCTCTGTTTTATACATGTCCCTCATGATTTCGGAAATAGATTCTATTGATCTACCTGCAACTCTTTCTTTTATCGCAGATTGTATCATTTGATTTGCCGGGTTGTTAACAGCGGATGAAACTCCATTACGTTGTGCCTGTAGTTCTTTTATGATATCCCCAACGGCTTTGATTTTTTGTTCGTGTGTTATTTTTTGTTCTGGCATATACATTTTTAATCCTGAATAAAATTTTGGTTCCAATCCAATGTTATCGATTGCAATTTGTTTGGCTTGATTTTTGTCGGGTTTAACCTGTCTTGAAAGTTCGGTCTTGATTCCCAAATACAACTCGTCCTTATCCATTCCGGGGACGTTTAAATCCTCTGCTTTTATAGAATCATAAGGTGCCCATCCCAACACAATATTGCCACTTTGGGGCATACTTCTACTTCCCTCTGTTCCTGTTACAGGAGAGTTTTCTATATCATGTGAGGTGTGTCTGCTACTCTTTCCAAACTTGTTTATGTTCTGTTTGGTTCCATTGAAAGTCCCAGCCCATCCAGCAGCTGATATAGAGCCTCCAACTGCACCACCATATCCAGCTCCACCACCACCCCATCCTGAATTCTCTCCGAGAACCTTTTTGTGATTTCTGTCTTTGTCTGCATACACTATTTTATCTATTGACACGACGATTCCTTCAAACGTGTCATCACCGACAAACTCTTCGCCTTCTCCTGGTTTTACATATGCAAGAGTGACATGTGGAATGTAAGTCGGATATGTATTTTTGTTGGGGAGAGTTTTTAAGATCGCATTTATCTTTGTCAGGTCTGGACTATTTACCTCTATTTTTAGAACATCAAATACTTCATTCCTGAATTTTGTGACCTTGCCTAAAGTGGCTTGTATCTTTCCCTCCATACCTTTCAACAACTCTTCGACCTCTTCGGATTGATCGTCTTCGAGACCATATAACATTGTTATATGTGGCCATGTCTCTTTTCCATGATCTTTTTCTTCTGTGTATAAGATATCGTCCGGAATCGTCTCTATAAAAGATAATATTTGTGGAAGTATTGGATATGGGTCTTCCGACGATACATCATTTTCAACAGGTATCTCAGCCATAACACAGTCTTTAAAGTCTTCATTTAGAAGAAATTGGGTAAATTTTTTGTAGGGATTATCCATGTAAAAGAGTTTTCTGTGTCGTGTATTGTTTTGATTCAGTTGGTATTCCAGTTTTCTTTTTCAACATATTCAAAACTTCTCGTGGATTCATCCTTCCGAAATTAACTCCGATTATTCCACGGGATTTGCAAAACTCTTCAAGTTCTTCAACGTCCTTTGGATCGAAACTCTGTATATCAGGTTGATATGTAGGATTGAATCCAGGACCATCGGATTGAAGTTTTTTTCTATCCATAAATATTTTCGCTGGATCAAATCCATTTGGTGCTGGATCGCATGGTTTAATCTGTCCGCCATTACGCATAAGATTAAACTGTGTCATGTTGTCCAAATTGAAATCCATTATTGATAAATATGAAATAACTATATAAAAAGTAATGTTTTTTGGAGGCGGATTGCTTTGCTTCATATTTATATATTTAGCGAATTTCTATGTCTCTCAAAACAATATACATCTACACCGATACGTTTCAACCACCTCATTTGGGTAAAAAAGTAATATGGGATTTATTAACCAAGAGATATGGTATTGATAATTGTTTCATAGCGGCAGACAATACAACAGGACCACTATCATTTGATGAAAAACAATCGATATTTGCTTCTATGGGAATCGACTCCGGAAATGTTATAAAATCGCAACGATTGTTTTCTCAAATAAAACTTCCGTCTAAATTCAATCCACAGGAAGCTGTAGTTGTCTGGATAACAACAAAAGAAAACGTTCGGTTGATTCCAAAAAATATAAGACCCTACACAAAAACTCCTGTTCCTGGACAGTCATATTATATGACAATTCCACAGTTGCCTGCGAAACTGGCAACCCCAAATCTGCCAGTTGAATTGTCAGGATCGAGTATAACAGACAATCAAGTTATAGATTTTTTAGGTAAGATTCCAATGTCAAAAGACACAAATATGGTGGCTTTCAAAAAGATTTTTGGTTTCTTCGATGAATATCTATACAAGGTTTTGACGGAAAAATTCAAAAATAAAATATTAAAAGAATCTCCAGATCAACCAAAAACAACCAGTTTAACGTGGCAATCGAGTGATACAGTTGTATTCATATTATTTAAAGACTTTAGAGTATGGGCGAGAAAAAGAACACACTCTCAGTTAACAAATGTATTTCAATTGTTTAGAGATGATTGTTTAATGGGAGAGGTTGATATGGATTCCAAGAAATATGAAATTCATGGAATGTCGATAGAAGGTGATTTGAAAGAGGCCCTGAAACAAATAAACCAATATAATAAAGACAGATACAATTATCAAAAAAATGGTCGAGATTTGGGAAGATTGACAGGTCGTTTATGGGATGAACATAACATTGTATCTATATGGAAAGAATCTTTCGATGAATTGACTCCAGGTGATTTTAAGCTCCTAACATCCATGGTGTCCAGATTTGGAAATCCAAGGGATTATGTTTATGATGATGCGATTGAAGAAACGGATGATTCGGATGTGTATGAAAAAAACAAAGATAAAAAGCCATATACATTTGATGAAACAAACACCCTAATAACAGGAAGAACAACTTCAAATCCAACCAATATAGGAGACAGATTTAAAAATGTAAAACATGTCATTGATCCAGTTCTGAAAAACATTCTTAAAACGTTTGATAAAGACACTCCCTATAATAAAAGAGCAGAAATTGCCAATAAACTTGGAATGACCGTTGCAAAGTTAAATTCACTTCTAAACGTCGAGGAAAATCACTGATATATATGACTTTTGTCCAAATGGTTCATATATATAGATACTATTACAATTATGAAGAAAGCCAAGGGAAAATCCAATATTGACATTGTTAAGGATATGCAGGCGGGAATAAGACCATTCACACAGGTCGGATACGAAGCCCCAACAGAAACAAGAAAAGTTGGAGACGTATGGGAAGATGCAAAGGGAAAGTCTTGGATAAAAACAGAATATGGAGTTAGAAGTCACAACCCAAAAGCAGATTTAATTAAACAGGAAATCAATAAGAAGTGGACGTGCAAAAGATGTGGGGGTGATTTTAGATGGAGTAACAACCCTCTGGATGAGAAGATGTTGAATAAAACAGGAATGTGTTTCAACTGTGTTACCGAGTATGAGACGGAATTGAGAATCCTTGGCAAATTTGCAGACTATGAAAAAAAGAAAATTCTTCAAAATCAATTGTCTTATGTAGAAGACATGAGAAAAAATCTCAGAGAAAGTTATAAATATACAAAAGGCCAGAGTGTTATTAAATTTGTAAATTCAAACGGACATGTTGAAGAATGGGCAAATGAATCGAGAATAGAACTGATGCAGAATATTCTATCCGATTACAAAGAATGCTGTAAATCTTTAAAATTGATAGAGGACGAATTAAAATCTCTGCCTGAATTTGATACAGACGTTTCGAAAAAATTCAACTTCGTTCCGGTGGAAAACGTATAATATGTCTAACGCTGAAATCAGAGATGTAATCAAGAACGAATATAAAAAGTGTTCGTTGAGCGCAACATACTTCATAAAAAAGTATGTAATGATCCAACACCCAACTCGCGGAAGAATTCTATTTAAATTATTTCCATACCAAGAAGAAGCACTTCAAGAATTTCAGTCCAATAGTAAAAATATCGTTCTCAAGTCGAGACAAATGGGGATATCAACTTTATGCGCAGCATACATATTATGGTTAATGATATTTCACTCGGACAAAAACTGTCTGATTATATCCAAAACTCAAGATGCTGCAAAAGAAGTTGTCACAAAAGTTAGATTTGCAAACGATAATCTTCCAAGTTGGTTGAGAGTTCAAGCAACCGAAGACAATAGATTATCTCTTCGATTGAAGAACGGTTCGCAGGTAAAATCTGTGTCATCGTCTAAAGACTCTGCACGTTCTGGAGCTATTTCACTTCTTATTATGGACGAATGTGTATCCGGTGATGCAATGGTATCCATAAGAAATAAAACAACGGGGGAAATAAAAAAAATAAAAATAGAAGATTTATTCAATAATACAGAATATAGTTGATATTTATAGACTATATAGAAGTTATATGGAAAATAGAGAAAAAATCATGTCAAATGTTTTTGTTGATAAAAAACTTATACACAAATCATGTAAAAAAGATTGGTATATAAAACACAATTTAATTCATATATATGACATGATTTTGTCGGACACATCATTTCTTGTTCCAGATACATCCATCAGAGAGAGAATATTCTATATAGAAAATAATTTATCCGAACCAATGTTATGTCCACACTGTAATAAAAATATATTAAAATTTAATCCATACAAAGTTAACCTATCAAAACATTGTAACTCATTTGAGTGCAAATCAAAACACACAAAAAAAATGATGGACATGCGATACAAAAATATGTCGGATGAAGATAAAAAACGATCATGCATAGAACTGATAAAATCTTCAAAAAAAAGAGGATCTGAAATTAGAGGGAAATCTATATTTGAACTTTACGAAAAAGAAAAATGTGAAAAAATAAAAAAACAAATATCTGACGCATCATCTAGAATATCAAACGAAACTATACAGAAACGAATAAATAACCGAAAGATTGGTTTGAATGGTAAACCCTGGCATAGTGCCGACACAAAAAAACGAATAAGTGACACAAATAAAGAAACTTGGAAATCTGGAAACTTACACGAGAAATACAAATGTTCATATGAAGAAGCCTCAAAAAAATTATCGATATTAATGAAGAAAAAAATATTGGATGGTTCATTCACACCTTGTATAACAAATTCTTGGACTCGATGGAAATCATATATAAAATTGGAATCTGGAGAAATCAAAAAATTTAGAAGTTGGTGGGAAGCTATATTTTGGGTATTAAATCAACATACAACATATGAGGACATTCGGATACCATATATAGACCACGCAGGAAATGACAAAATATACATTGTTGATTTTCATGATGTAAAAAATAAAAAGATATTTGAAATCAAACCAAAAAGTTTAAAGTTGAAAATTGATAATTCATTAAAAGAATTATCTGCAATGGATTGGTGTAAGAAAAATAATTATGATTATATCTGCATTGATGAGGATTGGATAAAATCAAATGTTAACCGAATAGATTTATCAAATCATCCATACTTGGAAAACACAATTAAAAAGCTGAAATGAAAGACAACAAACAAATAAATAATTTCGAGATATTAACCCCCGATGGGTGGAGTGATTTTGTTGGGGTTTCATGTGTGGAAAAGGAAAGTTATAGACAAATTAAATTTTCCAACGGAGTTGTATTAAAGTGTTCAGAGAATCATAAATTGGGGGCAACATCTTCAGATTCATTCATATATGCAAAGGATGCAAAAAGAGGCACGTTAATCGAATCGGATGTGGGGGTTATTTCTGTTAAAAGTAATAGAAAAGTAAATAAAAAAATAAAACTGTATGACGCGCTGAGTGTTGAAAAAAAATCGAGATATTACACAGATGGCATCTTATCAAGCAATTGTGCGTTCATGGAATACGCAGAAGATATCTGGATGGCTGCACAGCCAACCCTTAGCACAGGCGGACAATGTGTGGTCCTCTCGACGCCGAACGGCAGTGGAAATTGGTTTCACAAAACATGGGTTGATGCAGATGCTGGAAAAAACGGGTTCAACACGATTCGACTAAAATGGAATCTACACCCGGAGAGAGACCAGACTTGGAGAGATGAACAGACAAAAAATCTAGGAGTCAGACAATCCGCCCAGGAATGCGACACGGATTTTTCATCATCGGGTAACACCGTGATCAAGGCAGAAGACATTTCATATTATGAGAGGCTGACAAAAGACCCAATTGAAAAGAGACGTGCTGGCCAAGAATTTTGGATTTGGGAATACGCACTGTCTAATAGATCATATATGGTTGTGGCAGACGTTGCTCGTGGCGACGGAACCGACTTCAATGCGTTTCATATATTAGATTTGGAGACGTTGGAACAGGTGGCTGAATATGAAGGTAAAATGTCAACAAAGGAATATGGCAGATTTTTGGTTGCGGTTGCCACCGAATACAATTCAGCTTTGTTGGTTATAGAAAACGCAAATATTGGGTGGGCAACCCTTCAAGAGGTAATAGACTTGGGATATGAAAATCTATTTTACACTTCATCTGAATTATTATATGTGGATGTTGACGCACAGATGACGAACAAAATAGGTGCTCAAGAAAAACGAATGGTTCCTGGATTCACAATGAGTGGAAAGTCGAGGCCGCTTATTATTTCAAAGTTTGAATTGTCGATGCACCAAAAAGAGGCAAAGATAAATTCCACAAGATTGATAGAGCAGTTAAAAACTTTCATTTGGAAAGGATCAAAGGCAGAGGCCGCAAGTGGATATAATGACGATATTGTAATGTCTTACGGAACCGCCCTATGGATTCGTGACACAGCTCTACGCCTCAGAACTCAATCAATTGAACTCAATAAGGCTATGTTGAATGGTATAGGAAGTTCAACCGCAAACGGCGAAAATGGAACACCTCCACAAGGATTTGGTGGAGTTTATAGAACGGCAAACATGCCCGCAAAAGACCCCTGGAACATCCAAATCGGAAACCGATCAGAGGATTTAACATGGCTAATACGATAAATATTGTTTAATGTAATAACAAATCAATATTTATATAAACAAATAACATAGATGAACACAGAAATCGAACATAGAGCAACAATATTTAAAAAGTTAAAAAAGCTTTTCAGCAATGATGTCATCATAAGAAACGTTGGCGGAAAAAAGTTAAAACTGATTGACACTGATATGGCTCAGATGGGAACTGACAGAAATTCCCTACGTGACCGTTTCAATCGTCTAAGATCGAGCACCTACAATTTACACAATCGTGATATGTCGATGTCATACCAATCCGCAAGATTGGAATTGTTTAGGGATTATGACTGTATAGGCGAGGATACCATAATTCCTCTTCCGGATGGTTCTCAACCAACAATAAAAGAGCTCACGGAAAAATATAAAGATTCTCCACAGAAAAGATTCCACGTATTTTCTTATGATCATGAATCAGATTCAATAAAACTGGGTAACGCATATCACCCAAGGAAGAAAGGTGTTAGAAAATGTTGGAAAGTTACATTTGATAATGATCAATCCATCATTGGAAGTGCCGGACATCCATTTTTGATGAGAAATGGAGAATATAAAAAACTTCAAGATATTGTTGTTGGTGAATCTGTCATGCCATTTTATCGATCCGAATATGGATATAAAAACCACGGATTTAAAAGATATAAACAGTTGTATAACTTCTCAAAAGGATGGCAAAAAGAACACAGAATTATTGCTGAACAATTTCATGGAGATATTGGAGGAAAAGTTATTCACCACAAGAACTTCGTCGGATCGGATAATTCTCCCGACAACCTCATTCCAATGGAATATAAAGATCATTATAAATTACATTCTACACACAGTAAAAATGTATTGTGGGGTGAAGAGAACTACGATAATCAGTTAAATAAACTAAAATCGCATCCGAACTATATAAATAGAAAAATAAATAAGTGGAACGGGAGACGTTCCGGAAAAAATAATCCATTTTATGGAAAATCTCACACATTTGAATCGAATGAAAAACGATCCGATTCTTTAAAATTGGCTTTTGTTGATAGAGATATATCCAACACAAATAATCCAAACTATAGAAACGATTTAACAATTGAAAAAATTGAAGAAAAGTCTTACGAATTATTCAAAAATACAGGAAAGTTGAAAATTTGGGACTTGGTTGATTATATTGGGTGTGACTATTCCGTTATACAAAATAGATTAAAGTCTGAAAATATAAATTGGAAAGAATTTAAATCTGGAATCGAACAGACATTAAATCACAAAATAAAATCAATTGAATATGTTGGAGAAGCTGATGTTTACGATGTGACTGTCGAACATTTTCAAAACTTTGCAACGGACAGTGTGTTTATTCACAACACGATGGACATGGACCCAATTCTTTCATCTGCTCTTGATATCTATGCCGATGAGTGTTTGACAAAAAGTGAACTTGGAAAAGTTTTGACGGTTTCATCCGATGATGAAAACATTAAGAAAATTCTTGAAAATTTGTTCTATGATATTCTGAATGTTGAGTTTAATCTTTGGAGTTGGACGAGAAACATGGTCAAATATGGAGACTTTTTCCTGTTAATGGAAATCTCTCCTGAATATGGTGTTTATAATGTTCACCCGTTATCTGCATATGAAGTTACCCGTGTTGAAGGAACCGATGAGAACAATCGTGCATATACAAAATTCCAACATGACGGTTCGAGAGGTGGACAAGAATATGAAAACTTTGAAGTTGCACACTTTAGACTGTTGAGCGATTCCAATTTCTTGCCGTATGGTAAGTCGATGTTGGAAGGTGCAAGACGTGTATGGAAACAGTTGTCGTTGATGGAAGACGCAATGTTAATCCACCGTATCATGAGAGCTCCTGAAAAGAGAATTTTCAAGATAGACGTTGGTAACATCGCCCCTTCCGAGGTTGATGGACATATGGAGAAGTTGATTTCTCGTATGAAGAAGGTTCCTTATATTGACGAGAGAACCGGTGACTATAATTTGAAGTTCAACCTTATGAACATGGTCGAGGACTTCTACTTGCCGGTCCGTGGTGGAGACTCAGGAACATCCATCGACACGTTAAGTGGTATGGAATTCACAGGAACAGAGGATATCGAATACCTCCGTAACAAGCTGATGTCGGCTTTGAAAATTCCAAAGGCATTCTTGGGTTACGACGAAACCTTGTCTGGTAAGTCAACTTTGGCGCAGGAAGACGTTCGTTTCTCAAAAACAATTAATAGAATTCAACGAATCATCATCAGTGAACTCAATAAGATCGCTATCGTTCACCTGAGAGTCCAAGGATTTGAAGACGCATCTCTTGTAAATTTCAAACTTGAATTGACCAATCCATCAAGCGTATTGGAACAGGAGAAGATTGCAATTTGGGGAGACAAGATGAATCTCGCAAAAGATATGACTGAATCAAAACTGTTCAGTTCTACTTTTGTATATAAAGAGTTGTTTAGCCTAAGCGATACACAGATTGAAGAGATACGAAATGGCGTTGTAAACGACCAAAAGATTCTATATAGACTGAAACAAATTGAGGATGCCGGCAATGATCCAGCAAAATCAAAACAATCTGTAGATGACGGAGGTTCTCCATCGGATATGCCTGATGATAGTGACATGGGTGGTGGAATGGATGATGAATTACCCGACCTATCCGCAGAAGAACCAGAAAGACTTCAAGAATATAGGGGTGAATCCGATAGAAAAGGTGAGTCGGATCAATCTAACAAATCAAGAGAATTTCCTTTTGGAGAAAATCCATTGGGTAAAAAAGAAAAAACCGGCAGCAAGTCGGATGGTCCTCTACGTGATAAAGTCCGTGGAGGTCTGAATGGAGTTCCATCTTTAAGAGAGACCGAGACAACCGGGTTGGAAAGTATGTTCACAGCCGCCGATTTGAAAAAGATGAGAGAAAAGCTCTCCGGCAACAAAAAAGAAGTGATAACAGAACGAAACTCGATGTTAGACGAGAAAAATATCCTCCCAGACTAAAATAACTCAACTTTTTATAAAGAAAATAATATTTATATCTTATGATTCAACCCAAGAAACTAAAGCACAGTAAATTCCGCAACACGGGAATATTATTCGAATTGCTTGTAAAACAGGTAACATCCGACATCCTTTCAGCTAACAATAATACAGCTGCCGCAGACATATTGAAAAAACACTTCAATGAGTCAACCGAGTTGGGGAGAGAATTAAAGTTGTATCAACTGATTTCGGAAGAGACCACCAAAGATACAATCCAAGCCGAAAAATTGATTGAAGTTGTCATAAAAAATAGAGCGAAAATCAATAATGCCAATTTAGATAGACAGAAATTTGAAGTTGTAAAAGAAATCAAGAATAATTGGGACATTGATTCTTTTATGAAGGGGAGTATCGGAAATTATAAACTCTTGGCATCCATATATAAAGTCTTGGAAGAATCATCAAGACCAACGGTTCAATCAGATGCAGGGGAAATCTTTCAGGCGAGAAATATGATTATGGAACATCTCGCAACCTCAAATGCAAAAAAGAAGAATACATTAAACGAGGAAAAAGACAACTTGATGAAATTGTATAAGGAACAATCAGAGGATGTTAGATTGTTAACTTATAAACTGTTGGTGGACAACTTCAATGAGAAATATTCTGTCCTTGGGGATGAACAGAAAACACTAATAAAAGAATATATCAACAATGTTACAAACACCACATCTTTGAAAGAACGTGTAAACAAGTGTGTTGATGACATCAAATGTCAATTTTCGTCTATTATTGAAACTGTTGATGATTCAATTGCTAAGATAAAATTGAAAGAAACTGTAAATCAACTCACGAAAATCCGTGAATCTGTATCTGTTAGAGACAACCATGTAACAGCAATTTTGTTGTCATATGAACTAATCAAGGAGTTGAAAAAATAATGGACGCATCCAAAAAAGAACAATTTAAGCAGTTCATTCTCAATACAATATTGGAAGTGATGCAAGAGGACGAGTCCATAAAAGAAATGACTGCAACTGGAAATGTCGCAGGATTTAATACTCCATTTGCTTTTACAAAAAGAAAGAATGGAAATCCAGATGCTGCCAAGGCTAGTGGTTATACACTTGTGAACAACGAAACGGAAGAATCTGATAAAAAGGTTATATCCGAAGCTGTTGTCGGAGACCCGTTTTTAGGAAGAAAAATTTCTAGTTATCTTGCAGAAACAAATAGAATGTTGACGGTTGTTGAATCGTTGATGGCCAGAAAAACAAATCCTAAACATGCAAAGTTGATGAAGGAAAATTCCTTCGCAAAAAGAACCGTGAAGGATATATCGGACATCAGAGAAAAATTTGGAAGAATAGCTGAACAATTTAATACCCTTGTTGGCGGATCGGAAATATCTCTTGTAAAAGAGGCTTCCACTCCAACTCTACAACCAAGGACATTTGATATTGCATCTGGATTTACAAATTTTCAAGCAGACCTAGCAAAAATTGTAACTGGTTATGAGACTCTATTTAACGAATCGTTGGTTGGAAAAGAAGTAACAATTAGAGCATCAAAGGGTTTTGGACAAATAAAGAAGGATTACAAAATTGTTCCATCATCTGTAACATTGTCCTTAGTCAAGGATGAATATCAATTGGTTGTCAAAGACAAACAACAAAAAGATTACTATTTAGACACAACATTTAAGATTGTGATTAGCGGAAAAGATTCTCAACAAACCGAGAAACCGGTTGTTCCAACTGATACAAAACCTGTTCAGCCAGTTGCACCGGCTCCGGCACAAAAACAACAATCTACAGAGAAACCAATTACAAACACATGAGCAGACAATTATTAGTTGATTATATCACATTTGAAATTTCTCCCACCATCTTAACAGAGGCCAGAGACGCAAATCCAAATGCGCCATTGGTTGTTAAAGGTATTCTCCAAAAGGCCAACGAGAGAAACCAAAATGGTCGTAGTTATCCACGTGCAATATTGGAACGTGAAGTTGAAAACTACAAAAAGAATTTTGTCAATGAACGTAGAGCAGTCGGTGAATTGGACCATCCAAACACATCGGTTGTAGAATTGAAAAATGTAAGCCATAACATTACAGAGGTTCACTGGGAAGGTGACAGTGTTATCGGAACTGTTGAAATTCTCACAACTCCCGCTGGAAATATTCTTAGAGAACTCATAAAAAGTAATATTCGTCTTGGAATCTCAAGTCGTGGACTTGGTTCTGTAAAAGAGAATAGAGACGGTGGAGTTACTGTGGGTGATGACTTTGAACTTGTTGCATGGGATTTCGTTTCAAATCCAAGCACCAGAGGAGCATTCATGTCTCCAACTTCAATAAATGAAGGGGTAAACGGATCAATTTCAAAAAATAAATACGAGACAGCAGAAACATTGATGAGAGATATCATCACAGAAATCACAACCAAATAATATGTCAAAATATAACTTCATAGCAACCCCAGCATTTACATCTCTATTATCGGAGATTTCAAAAAACGCAAATGTCGGAAGAATGTCTACTGATGATTTTGTTGCAAAAAATGTTACTATTGCTGTAAGTGGAAGTAATGCAGGCGGTTCTGTTGAAAACACCCCGAAAAATACAATAATATCATCTGTATCTACCGGAGATGTAGATTGTGAACAGGGACCAATGACCGACTTTGAAATACTAAGAGAATCCTTTGACTCAGACGTTGACAGACTCGTTGAATATAAGAACAGCTTCCATGGACTTCTATCAGAAAACATTATAACAGAAGACGAGATTGAAGAGGGGTTTTTTGACACCTTGGGAAGTTTTGCAAAAAACGCTGGTAAAAATATATCAAGTGCTTGGAAAAAAGCCAAGGTTTCTGGCGACAAAGAGGAAATGAAAAGGCTTGAAAAACGAATGGCGGAATTGAAAGCGAAGTCGTCTTCAAATAAGCCATCGAGTGTAAATAAAAAAACCTCATCGAGCAACCCAAAATCCACAACGAAGAGTTCAGGAACATCTGGATTGTCAACGAAAAAACCAGCCACTCAGCCAAAGTCTAAACAAAACGACTCAGCAAAGAAAGTTATTGTTAAAAAAACTTTAAAGAATGTTGTTGACCAAATAAAAAAGAACGACCCAAAACAATTTAAAACTCTTGCAAATTTGGCAAAATCAAATCCAAAAAAACTAGAGGCTTTGTTAAAAAACCCAAAAATCCAAAAGGCAAAAGATCTGGTTCAATCTGGCTTGGCAAAAGTTAAATCAATGGACCCAACTCAGCCAGGATTTGTTGGTAAAGTTGCCACATGGTCAAAGAAAAATCCTGTCAAAGCGGTTGCTGGATTGGGACTCATTGCAGCAACGGGCGCAGTAGCTGCAATTGGCGCGGGAGGACTCGTTCCTTTATTGGCAGCGTCTTTATTGGGTGCTGCTAAGGGGGCTGTAATAGGAGGAGCAATTGGGGGTGGAATCGGTGCTGCAAAATCCGCAATATCCGATAAACGAGCGGGAAATAAATTTGACATTAAAAAGACGGCTTCTGCTGGATGGAGCGGAGCGAAAAAAGGAATGAAAAAAGGAGCTGTCGCGGGAGCAGCAGGAGCCTTCATAGGAAACGCGGTAAACGGCATATCTCAGTTTGCCGGCGGAGGCACAGGCGGAATCGGAGGTTCTGCTTTGTCAGCAGACCAACTCCAACAAGTAAACACAGGAGCCCAAAGAGAGGCAAACAGTATTTTAAATAAAATGCGTGAGGCAGGATTTGGCGGAGGCAAGGTTGACTCTCTACAGGGATTTAATCCGCAATCGGTTTCAGACCTCAATTCCCCCGGAAACCATTTCATAAAAAATGGACTGGAAAACTTGTTTCCTGGAAACGCAGACATTAGATACGATACTCTTTTGAGTCAAAAGGCTGCAGGCCAGATAAGTGATACTGAGTTTGTAAACACTCTAACCAAATGGGCATCTGCTGCAAAATAATAAAATTATGAAGAATATAACATACAAACCAACCGCCGAATTTAAATCACTTTTGTCGGAGATATCAAAAAACGCGCGCAAGGGAAGAATTTTCGAAAAAGATGAAGATCCTGACGCCCTCCCAACGGACGACCCGAGTCAGGAAACGCCTGCGGCGGAAGCTACTCCGGAAGACGTTCCTGCTCCTGAACCAACTCCTGCCGAACCCCCTGTAGAGAGTCCTGATTCAGCAGGAAATGAAGCTAATCTGGCACAGGCCGAATTGGAAAAAGCCAAAGCCAAAAAAACCTCCGCTGAACAAGAATTGGAGGAGCAGAGATATATCAAACTTGTAAGTCCAAGTGGTGTGACTGCATTGTTACAACTCGTTCTCGACCCAGCAATAAAGACCAATCAAATTGATGCTCTTGCAAAGAACATCGTTGATAAACTATCAATCGAAACCGAAGAAGATTTTAAATCGTTTAAAGACGACACAATCGGATTTAGAGGAATCGTAGGATTCCCACAATTGGTCGAGAGTATGGCACCATTTATTGACGGAAACGAAGCTGCACTACAACCAACAGAAGAATCACCTGTATAATGTTTTCAAAATGGACATCATCTATATCTTTGATATGCGAAGATGTTAATAACAACCGACAACTTAAATTGTTGTCGGAAGAGTTATCTTCCGAAGGGTCGGGATCGATTATAAGAAAGTTAAGAGCAATCGACCCGACCTTTTTAAGCAGATGGAGAGCAACCAATATAAAAGCAACCGAAACTCCTGTCGGATTCTCCTTCGAGAATAACATTGGAAGAATAGTTATCGGTAAATGTGAAGAAGACTCCACAAAATACGATATTGCATTTTTCAATTCAAAAAACTTGGGAACCCTTCCTGATGTAGTCAAGGGAGTCTTTATAGAAGACGTTATAAGGACAATAGACACTAAATTTTTATGAAACTAAAAGATATATTAAACGAATACGAAAAAGGAGATTTACAAGCGATTTCTAGCAAATCTAACAAAAATATATCTTCCACAGATACGTCCGCATCGGCTGCAACAATGTCTGACGATCCTATCGATCCAATGTCCGATGAATCGGAACCAATGGAATCAACAGATGCAAAGAAAATGGAACCTATAGGGACCAATACAAAAGCTATAGACGCAGCCGCAAGAACAATTGGATCGAGAACAAAATCTATTTTGGGATCACCAAAGAAGATAAGCGACTTCGTAAAACATATGAGAGCACAGATTCCTGATCTGGACACACTGATACAGAAGAATCCTAGATTCATTCAAGGCGTTCGAAAGGTAAGTCCAGATGCAGCTAGAGCATTATCCAAAATATCCAAAGATACACTAAGAACCGTTTAAAAAATTTAATCTTTTCTACCAAGTTCTATATTTATAATCAAATCCACATGAAACTCAAAGCAATTATACAAGAAATCGAATCTCCTAATACGAAATTCACAGATGACGGAATGGAAGCTCCACAGCCTCTAACCAAAGACGAAATGAAAAACACTCTTGCAGTTGTTGCTGAATACAACAAATTGGCAAAATCATTGAGACGCACAGAGCCAGTGATGGAGATTGCAAAGAAACTTAACAAAACCGTTACACACGCAAAAAGATTGGCACTCGAACGAATCACAGAAGACGATTGGTTTGATAAGGACATTGTTGAGAGAAACATGAAAGAGGCAACACGTCACGCTATGGAATTTCAAAAGTTGGCAGAAGAATCCCACAGATGCCAAAGAAAGATGGAAGCTATTTACGAAGAAGTAGGAAACATCTTACAACGTTACTATGACATTGATGAATTGCCACCCGAGGCAGATGGAATAATTGCGCCTAAATAATTTCGGTCATGGATATCACCCTTGAACAACTTTCACAGTTGGTAGGATATGCATCGGCTATTGGCGCCGGTCTTTGGGGATTCCTAAAATTCTCAAGACGCGGATACACATGGATAAAAAATCGCCTAAGCCTGATGCAGAACATCCAAAATTCTTTACTGAGAATCGACAGTGATGTCAGTTCTATAAAAAAAGAACTTCAACACAACGGCGGATCATCTTTGAAAGACTATGTATCACGTCTCGATGCGGAACTTATAAAACAAGAAAAAAGACAAAAGGCCCTTATACAAGATTTGACCTACGGAACATTTGAAACCGATGCAACTGGAAAGGTAGTTCATGTGAATAGAACATATTGTAGGTTGTCAGGACGAACACCTGATGAACTCATGGGATCGGGTTGGATAAATTGTATAGAAAATGATAGTAGAGAAGAAGTTGCTAGAAATTGGTATCTAAGTGTCAGTGAGAATAGAGACTGGACAGACTCATTCTCATTAGTTATACCAACAGGTGGATCGGTTCATATAGTATTCACTGCGACACCTATGTTCAACACTAAGAATGCATTGATAGGATATTTTGGAACAATTCAGCCACATTCACAAGATATCTAAAAATAAATAGAAAATTTTTTACGTTTTATAAAATATATACATATTTATATAAAAATGCGACAACCTTTATTTGTGGCAAGTATATACAAACTGTATTGTTGGCGATTAATGCTTACACAGAGAAACAAAAAATAAAGGTCATAATATATGTCACAATCAAATCTACTAAAAGAAGCAATCGCAGATGCAAAGGCAGTAAGAGCAACAGCTCTTGCCAATGCCAAGCTTGCTCTTCAAGAACACTTCACAGAAGCCGTAACAGGTGCTCTTTCTGAGAAGTTGAAAAACGAACTTCAAGATGAAGAAGAATTCTCATTGGAAGATCCGGTAACAGAAATCGACGGTCTTGCTACTGAAGCGGATATCTCGGTTGATCCAACTCTTCCAGTTGACACAGGTATCCCATCTGCTCCATCCGTTCCATCTGCTCCATCCGTTCCACCTGCTCCATCCGTTCCTTCTGCTCCAGCACCTATCGACGCACTTCCTCCAGTTGTTGATCCAACAGCATCAGCTCTACAAGAAACAGAAGACCCACAAGGCGAAAAAGTGAAATACACAGTGATTGGAAACACTCCAACATTGAAGACTTCCGCACCTTCCGATCCTTCTAAACCACAGGCTGGGGAAAAGACAGAAGACCCATTGGGAAAGACTGGCCAATTCAAAGATCAATACAATGACGGAACCGTAGGTCTATCCGAAGGGGAAGAGACAGAAGACGAAAAAGAATTGGACTCTATCAAGGAAGAACTTGAAAAGGGTGCCGAAGAAGACGAAGACGAAAAGGAAGTAGTTTCCGAAAACGGTCTTCCAGCAGTTGCACCCGCAACCGCACCACAAGCTGGAGTTGCTCCAGTTGATTCGGAAGAAACAATCAATTTTGATGAGTTGATGGCAGAGATTACAGCAGAGGCTGAGGGAGTTGCACCACAGGTCGCACCAATCCAACAGACCCAACCTGATATGGAAGCTCTCCAACTTGAGAACGAAACACTCAAGAAACAACTATCACAATTCAACGAAGCTCTAACATTTGTTAAGGGCAAGTTGAATGAAGTCAATTTACTCAACGCCAAGTTGCTTTACACAAACAAGCTATTCAAGGCAGGAAATTTGAGTAACCCACAAAAACTAAAGATCGTAGAAAGCATGGACCTAGCGAAGAACACTCGTGAAGTCAAACTTGTATATTCTACTATCGCTGAATCGATTAATTTTGGTGCAAAGTCCGCCGCTCCTTCACAGAAGGTTGCAGTTAAGACCATCACCGAAGGTTTAGCTTCGAAAACAGTTGCTTCCACAAAACCTACAAAAGAGGTAATCACCGAAGGAACTGAGATGGCAAATAGATTCCAAAAGTTAGCCGGAATCAAAAAGCAAGTATTGTAATAGATTATAATACTATAGAGTTAGGAAAACCAAAAAACAATCAATAATATAACATTATGTCAGCAGTAAAATCATTACTCACAGATACATTCAACCCACAAGCAAAGCTAATGGCTGAAACACGCCAGTTGGTTAACAAGTGGAATAAAACCGGACTCCTTGAAGGAGTTGGTTCCGACACCGACAAGTCGCACATGTCCATTCTCTTGGAGAATCAGGCTAAGCAATTGATCGAAGAAGCAACAAGAACAGGCACCTCCGCAAACTCAGAACAATGGGCTGGAGTTGCTCTTCCATTGGTTCGTCGTGTTTTCGCAGAAATCGCAGCTAAGGAATTCGTCTCGGTTCAGCCAATGAACCTTCCTTCCGGCCTGATCTTCTACTTGGACTTCAAGTATGGATCAAACCAAGCAGGAAAACCACAGTTCAACGGAACTTCATTGTTCGGTGGAACTGGTGTCAAGAACGGTTCTACAGATGCTGCAGTAAACGGTCTCTATGGACAAGGACGTTTTGGTTATACAATCAATAACGTAACCGCATCTGCTGTTTCCGTAACTGGCGCATCGGGTTCTTCATTCGACGTTAATTTCGTAGAAGCCCTCTCCGCATCTGTCGCAGCAAACGAAGTTAAGAAGGTTCTTGTTCCAGTAGCATCCCTTCCATCTTACGACGCCCTCGGTGTTCGTGGATTCACAGTATCCGGTTCAGGCATCGTTGATTTCTATCCAGCCTTCACAAAGGTTGTAGGAACAAACGTTCAGTTCATCGTATCCGCTTCCGCTGTTCCAGCAACAGTTGGAGTTGCATACTTCGTTCAGCCAACAGACACCTCCCGTGGTGACTTTGAAGACAAGGGTGTCGCAATCGCTCCACAAGGATTGAACGCAGACATTGGTATCCCAGAAATCAACTTGGACTTGAAATCTGAACCAATTGTCGCTAAGACACGTAAGTTGAAGGCCGTCTGGACCCCAGAATTGGCACAAGACTTGAACGCATACCACTCTATCGACGCAGAAGCAGAACTGACAGCAATGTTGTCTGAATACGTTTCGATGGAATTGGACCTCGAAATCTTGGACATGTTGGTAACTGGCGCACCAGCGGTAACAACCGAATACTGGTCCGCAGCAATCGGCAAGGAATACAACTACAACACACAGACATTTGATGATTCTGCTACAAACAGAACCGCTTATGTTAAGAGCACATGGTTCCAGACTCTTGGTAACAAGATTCAGAAGGTTTCCAACAAGATTCACCAGTTGACTCTTCGTGGTGGTGCTAACTTCCTCGTTGTTTCGCCAGACGTAGCAACAATCCTTGAATCCATCCCTGGCTTCACAGCAAACACCGACGGTGATTCTGCTAAGTTCGCAATGGGTGTTTCGAAGGTTGGTTCGCTATCGAACCGTTGGACAGTTTACAAGAACCCATACATGACCGATAACGTCATCTTGGTAGGTTTCCGTGGAAATAACTTCCTCGAAACCGGTGCTGTTTACGCTCCATACATTCCTCTGATCCAGACTCCTCTGGTTTATGATCCTGTTAACTTCACCCCAAGACGTGGTGTTATGACAAGATATGCTAAGAAATTAGTAAGACCTGAGTTCTATGGGAAAATAATAATCGGCGATCTCGATCAAGTCTAAGGACTTAGGTTAGATTGACCAAACAAAAACCCCAACCTTTCGGTTGGGGTTTTTTATTTCAACGAGTTAACAATTCATATTTTAAATGTCCACAATCCCATATTCTATCATATCCCATTTCCCTCATTATTTGAATTTCTGTTTTTGATGGATCGCCACCTGATTTAATCAATTCCGATTTCCTGAATCCAAATCTGTTCAATCTATTCTTGTGATCCTTTGTGTAAAAATAATTTGGACTTGATTTGGACACAAAATTAAATCCGTTGATAATGTAAACATTTTTTGTTTGATCCGACCATCTCATATCTGCATAAGTTATCAATTTTTCAAATGTGTTGTTTTTTATAAAGTGTTTAAGTAGTTTGCTAAATGCCCCTGAGATCGACGTGTTCAATAAATTACAGAATCTACTAAGTTCATAATGACCATCTATGTGAATTGATCCCTTTGATATATTTAATTTTGAGAATGTCATTATGGATAATAAACAACCATCTTTGTATAGTCCATATGAAATTTGATGTTTGTCACTACCCTGTAAGTGGTTCTTTGTTAAAAAATCTCGTGAATCATTTATAGAAACTTCTTTTATTACACACTCTCTGGCGTGGTGTTTACTTCCGTATTTTCCTATGTAAGAACCTATTCTTGATAAAATTATATCTCTTTTATTCAACCATTCATCCTCGAAAACGTGCAGTATTTTAACCCCCTTGTTAAGAAAACTGTTTGTCTTATCTATGTGGTAATTTTTATGTTTATTTCCAGAAAATTCCGAGTGATAGTATATTCCGTTATATTCTATTCCTATATTTTTCGACGGAATGAAAATATCACATTCCATTGTTCCATTAAAAAGCTTTCTATAATTCTGCACACACTCAATGTTAAATGTTGTTTCAATAGAAGATTTCAAGTCGTTTTCGCCTTTTGATTTAATGGGTGGATAACAATTTGAGCAAGTGAAATATGATGTATGATATTGAGAATGTTCTTTATTGCATTTCAAGCACTTAAATCTTAGAAAATCACCATTCCTCTCCAATATTTCAACGTTGTATTTTATTTGTTTCAAATTCATCATTTTATTTGAATAGATCAATCCACGTTTAATCAAAGATTCTTTTGAATGCATAGGGAGAGGACATTTATTTTCTCTGTATAATTCCACCCGCGAATTTGCCTTTTCTATCATGGTGTTAATCGCATCAACGCTGTGAGTTTTACCATACATCGGATTGGTTTCACCGACAGAATTGTGTCCAGAAATGTATTCTCTTTTATATGGATATTGTTTTATTATACCCACATCATCTCCACATCCACACTTACATTTTGGAATACCATCCTTAAAAACAACATTTTTGACGTATTCGTTCTTAGACATGTTGAAATTTCTCTTGATGTGGCCAGATAACATCCTCTCCGATTTGAATTTTTTTCCATCCAACAGACACTCGAAATTTGAATCTGCGGATTCATAATTTTTTAAAGATAAAACCTTTGTTCTATACTCTCCATGTTGTTTAACATATTCATCCGGAGAGGTTTGGTGTGTGTCTCTTAAATGACCAAAAAACCCAACGGTTGAATACTCATTGTTACAAATTTTACAAACTATCTTATTCACTTTTCGTTTCATCCATAATACATATCGATAGAAGTCTGGATAAACGAAATTATTTGTAACAATGAACAACAATTAAAATTTTGACTTCTGTTTTTTATTGGTTCAATCTTTTTCTATGACAGACAGAGAATTGATCCCATTTTTAACCGCTTTAGCTATACTTCTTTCATTTTTTACAAATAGTTTTTCACGAAAATCGGGGATCTCGATCAAGTTTAAGGACTTAGGTTAGAGTGTCCGACAAAAACCCCGACTTTTTCGAGTCGGGTTTTTTTATTTCAATGAATCAACATCTCATATTTTAAGTGACCACAATCCCAAATCCTATCCCATCCACGGGATTTCATGATATCCCATTCGGTTTTGTTAGAATCAAATCCATCCTTTACCAATTTTGATTTGGTGAAATTAAACCTATGTTTTCTGTCTAATTTTTTGACATACCAATAATTCGGAGAACCAATGTCAACGAATTTGAATCCTGTCTTTTCATATACGTTGTTTTTTAATCCGGAATACCGTCTGTCAGCATATGTTATTATCTTTACCGGATTATTTCTTTTTATGAAATGTGATATTAATTTGGAAAAACCGCCAATGATGGAATGATTTAATAATGATGAGTATCTAACCAATTCATAATGTCCTTTTATCTTTTTGTTTCCGAGAGAAGGTCTAAGACCAGAAAAACTCATAACGGAAACCATCAAATCTCCATCAAACAAACCAAAATGAATGGTTGAATTTGATTTTCCTTGTATATGATTCAATTCATGAAAATCATTTGCTATATTATTTTCTATATTGATGACCTTACAATTTCTTGCGTATATTGATTTGAACGATCCTCTATCCAACTTTGATAATAACTTGTCTTTTATTATTTGAAATTTCTTTATCCACTCATCTTCGAATATTTGTATCAATTCTATTCCAATTGAGTTTATTGAATTTAATTTGTCTATATGATATTTGCGATTCTTTCCGCCACCATTCTGTGAATGATAATAGTTTCCATTTAATTCTATACCGATGTTTTTATTTGGTATATAGAAATCTATCTCATATGTTCCTGTTTCTGTTTTAAACCGATTATTCATTTTAAAATCAATGTTTATAGACTTCAACCATGAACACATCTCAGTTTCCATCTTTGATCTATTTGATAGATTTCCAGTTTCCAAACATTTTGGACAAATTGGTTGCAACAAATCTGTTTCTACCCATTCAAACCCATCAATCTGACATTTATAAGAAATAGGATTCTTATTCTTCATATCAGATATTGAACCGTGGACACAATCAATTTTTCTATCGGATAAAGACTTTAAATAATTTTCCCAATTATCATAATATTTAATAAATGATAGTTCTCTCAGTTTTTGTTTCCATTCAATTGTCGATGTGTATGTTGGTGATCCATATTTTTTAAGATTTGTTTCTTTTGCCTTTTGTAATGATTCAGTTGTTCTTGGGATGAATTTTTTATATTCATCGAGTTTCATTATGTTATCAACACCATATCGTTCAACAATCGTTGTCTTTGACTTCTCCTTACACCAATCGGATAAAAATACATTTTTCACACCATATTTCTCCATTGATGTCTTTTCACACCCATCTTTAATTTTATTTTTTGTCTCTTCTGTGTGATGTTTTCTTGGGAAATTGTTTTTTGAATAATCGGTGAACCAAGGACCAAGTTTATTTCCTTTGAATGAAAGAAAATTTCCTGTTTTCAAACATACCGGTCGGTTTCCGCCATAGTAATATTTTATAATATATTCCTCAAATGACAATTTATGTGTTTTTCTAACGTGCCACACCATCTTACGAGATGAACTAAATTTCTTTCCATCGATTTTACATATTTTTGACTCTTCTTCTGAGATAACTAATTTATTTGTAACTGGTGTCATATATGGTAAATATACCAAATAAAACCGATCGATCAAAAATTTATTGACTTATTGTTTCTTGTGGTCCACTCTCCTAAATATGAACGCAAAATTTTATCGTGTAGGAGGAGCTGTTCGTGATTTGATCATGGGAATCGAATCGAAGGATATTGATTTCTCGGTTGAGGCTGGATCGTATAACGAAATGAAGGAAGCTATTCAATCCCGTGGTTGTGACATCAAGGTTGAAAAACCTGAATTCTTCACAATTCGTGCGGTTGATAACATCCTCGGCGGAGTTGATTTCGTAATGTGTCGTAAAGAAGGCGCATATTCCGATGGTCGTCGGCCCGATTCTGTTGAAAATGGAACGTTGTTTGATGACTTGTCGCGCCGGGATTTTACCTGCAACGCAATTGCTCAAGATGATGACGGAAATCTAATCGATCCATTCAATGGACAGGAAGACATCAAAAACAAAGTTATTCGATGCGTCGGAGAAACGGAAGACAGAATGCGAGAGGATTCACTCCGTCTCCTCAGAGCTGTTAGATTTTCCGTTACGAAGGATTTTGGAATCTCCATGCCAATTCATAGAATTCTTCACAATCCAAAATTCATCAATATGTTGGATAATGTCAGTTCGGAGAGAACGAGGGAAGAATTATTCAAGATGTTCAAACACAATACGCTTGAATCCTTGAAAATTTTTGAACTTTACCCTCTCTTGAAAGAAAAGATTTTCTCGAACGGATTGTGGTTGATCCCAACGTCCAAGACCAATTAAAAATCTTGCGTCTGTGAATTGTCTTTGTCATTTCTATCCGCAACCTCCAACGAGGCTGCACCGGAAACACCTATCTTAATCAACAAATCTCTAAGAATTGGTTTTAGTATCAAGCCCTGTTTATCCCATAAGGATATCAGGGTTTTTTCTATTCCAGTTTGTTTTGGTATAACTGCGCCGGATAGATCAAATGAAAATTGTTTATCCGCAACATCTCCTATTGTTTTAACATCCACTCCGTTTTGATCAATTTTTTTAACGAAAGCTCTCATAAGATTTCCGTGGATCATGTGCGGATTCTGTTTTATGGATGTGTATATTAGTCCTTTACCATCCGTCGTTCCGATGAATAGATAACTATCATAGTCCCATCTTGGGTATTCACCCATCAAAACTTCTGGGTCTTCGTTTAACTCGTCTGTGTAAAAATCTTTGTATTTCATAACGTCATAATGGTATGTTTGCCGTCTGTCTTGACGACCTTTAATCCATTTTTCTTAAATGTATTTATAAGTAATGGATTAACGCAGTCTATCACCAATTTAATTTCATCGTCATAAGAATTTTTTAGTTCCTTATAATTCGACAATCCGAGTTTTATCAATTTATCACCAATCCCTTTATTTCTATGTTGTGGGTGAACAATCACATCAAAGGAGAATTTTAAATTGCTTAATTCTGTATAAAGTGCTCCTATGATGATATTGTCTTCAACAAGAACCAAACTCAATTCTTTGTTCCTCAATATTGATATTCCAGAAGTTTTTTCGAGTGATTGAATCTGATTGTGAAAATCTGTTATTACATTTTCATCGTCATCATCGTATTCTGGCTGCCCATCCACCATATATTTAACTTGTATCTCTTCATTTAATTCTCCAAAAATTGGAGAACCGTTTAATATGATTTCTTGTTTTCTATCATGGGAAATAGTTTCAATCGTTTTTCTCTGTTGGGGTGTTAGTGAGTCATACTTAACCATCGGAATAGATTCGACATACATTTTTGTTCCACTTCTCGGAGCTGACACACGTAAATATCCCCTCTTTTCCATTAAATATGAGGTGGAAATACTATCATTAATGTTTGGGTTTTTTAGAATGGATGATGCAACTTGCGCATGTCCGCCCCACTCCGAAACGGGAATGGAATTTCCGCTTCTATCTATAAAAAATCCATAACAATTTTTCTCGTTTGATTCCGATATTATGTCACAATAAAAATCTTTATATTTCATGGGAGGTTTGAGTATTTTTTGAACACTTTTGCATTCCACTCCATTCTGTCTTTAACACCCTTATTCGAGGTTGTTTTGTATTCTCTGTGATTCAGATATTCAGATGGAACTTTTTCAAATTGACCACTGTTAATATATGATATTGCTTTCGGTCCTATGTCCTTGTTTCTCCCACCCCTATAAACAGAATTGATTAATGCGATCTTATAATCGGATGGCAACTTATCCCAGTTCTTTATCATTCCCTTTGCAATCGATTCTGCACGTTGAAGGTCTTTTCGTAGAAGTTTTATAGCTTCATCCTCTGTGAGACCTTTTGAGAAATCTTCTCCTGGGAGAAGTTTATGTCCATATGCAATTGTAGGAAGACCACCCTCAACGCTTTTATGTGGAAACCATCTTTGTTTGGATTTATTCCACCCCCCACCTTTATACTCCTTATTATTTTCAAATTTTTTTATGATATCTTCCAATTTTTTGTAATCGATATTGGTATTGATTTCGGAGTTTTTTGAGAAATCATGGTTCTTTGCAACAAAATAGTCAGGTTTTTTGGATGTTGTCTGTGCGGGCATCTCAAACTTTACTTGTGGAGGGGGCAAATCCGCAACCTCAAATATCAATGTTTTTAATTTTATCATGTGTATAAATATGACGCGGATTTCATTTGCTTAATTATATTTAGCCAACAAATTTATTTTGACGTTTTATGTTTTTATGATATATTTATATACCATGGGAAGAAAAAAACTAAATAGGTCCAAAGATGAATTGGATAAGATGAATACTAGACGGTCGATGAAATATTATCACAAAAACAGAGAGATTATTTTGAAGAAAAGAATGGAGAGATACTGGGAGGACAAATCAAAATGATTGATCAATATAAATGTCCAATTTGCGAAAAGGTTTGTAAAAATAATTTGTCGTTGTCTCGACACTTTATGATGTTTCACAAAAAAACAAACGAAGAGTTATACAACCTAATCAACCCGGTGGTTAACAGGAAATGTCCAAATTGTTTTAACGACACTCCGTTTAATGGATTTCCGATTGGATATGGAAAATATTGTTGTAAAAAATGTTCTTCTGAACACCAAAAGGATAAAACACTTGTCAATAACAGGATGGAGAAGACAAGAAAAACAATGTTGGAAAAGTATGGTGTTGAAAATCCTAGCCAGAGTGATGAAATACAAAATAAAAGGGAACAAACTTTTTTGAATAAATATGGATCGACGTGTTCATTCACATCCCCATCAATATCTGAAAAAATAAAAAACTCTGTGCAATCAAAATATAAATGTGACAACGTTTTTGCAAATGAAGTCGTGAAACAAAAAATAAGAGAAACCAATTTCAAAAAATATGGGTCAAACACACCATCAAAAAGTAAAACGGTTATAGAAAAAGCCAAACGCACGAACCTCGAAAGATATGGTGTGACATCTACAGCACAACGGACATGTGTAAAAAACGATTTAAAATTAAAAACTTTATCAGAAGCATTTAACAATTTATTGAATAATCCAATTAGAAATAACAATTGTTCTCCATTGTTCACAATTGATGATTATGTTGGAGGTAAAAAAGACGGCAAATCTGTAAAATATAAATTTAAATGTAATAAGTGTGGTCACGAATTTGAAGATAATTTGGAGAGTGGAAAAATTCCAATTTGTATCAACTGTTTTCCACAAAACCGTTCCAAGTTCGAACTCCAAGTTGTTGAATTTATAAAATCAAATATAAATGTTGAAATAATTGAAAATGACAGGTCTATATTAAACGGTAAAGAGTTGGATATTTATATTCCAAAAAAGAAAATTGCTATAGAGTGCAATGGAATATCATGGCATTCTGAGTCATTTGGAAAACGAAGCCGATCATATCACATAGATAAAACAATTGAGTGTGATAAACTTGGAATAAAACTAATTCAAATTTGGGATTATGAGTGGATCACCAAACAAAACATAGTCAAAAACAAAATACTGAATATTATGAATGGTTCATCAAATAAAACATATGCAAGAAAATGTGAAATTGTTGAAATAACAAATCGAGAAAAAATGATCTTTTTGGACAATTACCACATACAAGGAAATGACAAATCGAGCGTATATTATGGTTTAAAATTCAACGGAGAAATCGTTTCTGTTATGTCGTTTGGTCCACTGAGAGTTGCTCTTGGAAACAAGGGCCCGTCAACAAATGAATATGAACTTTACAGATATTGTTCATCCAAAACTGTTATCGGTGGAGCAAGCAAATTATTAAATCATTTTATAAAAAACATAAAACCTCTCAAGATAATCACATATGCTGATATAAGATACAGTGGTTTATCTTCTATGTATGATAAAATCGGTTTTAAGTTAATTGGAATGACCACTCCAAACTACTGGTATTTTAAGTTATCATCCCCAATTAACATATGGCATCGATTCTCTTTTAGAAAAAACGTCCTATCCAAAAAATTAAATGTATATGACGATAAATTAAATGAATATGACAATATGTTAAACAATAACTATGATCGTATCTGGGATTGTGGGAATCTTAAATACGAAATGACATTTAATTGATAATTAGTTCACGTCATTATATTTATTAAGATATGATTCAAGACCAAGACAAAGTAAGGTGGCCGGGCTCCGGTTCGACAATCACCGGAAAAACCCCATTTGGATTTTTCGACTCAGATCCACGTTTTCAATTGGATGGACCGAAAATTGCAGATTGGGCCGCTCGGCGACTTGGGTATCCTATTCAAGATGTGGAACTTATAGATTTTTCATTTTACGCTGCATTTGAAGAGTCGGTCCTTGAGTATGGAGCACAGGTGAATCAATTCAATATACGGAATAATTTAGGCCTTCTACAGGGTCAACCAACAACAATAAATGTCACCCAACAGAATATCCAAGGAGTCGGCCTTCCATTTCAAATAAATTTGGCTCAATCATATGGAACGGAAAATGGATATGGCGGACATGTCGATTGGAAGCGTGGGGAAATCGAGGTGTCGCCGGCCATACAAACATATGATTTACAGGCAATTTGGGGGGACACAGTTGAAAGTGGATCACGAATCGAAATCAAAAGAGTGTTCCATAATCCACCACCAGCATTTGCACGTATTTATGATCCGTTTTCCATGACAGGAATGAGTTACAGTAACATCATGAACGAAATGGGATTTGCCGGATTCTCCCCTGCCACACAGTTTTTAATGACTCCAATATTTGAAGATTTATTAAGGGGTCAAGCAATTGAATTTAACGACATGGTTAGAAAGTCTGCTTGGAGCTTTGAGGTGATAAACAATAAATTGAAATTATTTCCAGTTCCTAACCGAAATATGACGGTTTATTTCGATTATGTTGTAACAAAAGATAGAGATGGTGCAATATTCTTCCCAAGTGGGTCAAACATGTCAACCAGTTCATCGAGTCAATATTACAGCGGCAGTCAATCTTCAACCGTTATAGGGGACTACAGCAATGTTCCTTACGAAGTCATTCCTTATATGAACATTAATGAGCCAGGAAAACAATGGATAAGAAAGTATTTCTTGGCACTATGTAAAGAATTACTGGGAGCAATAAGACAGAAATATCAAACAATCCCTATTCCAGGATCAGAAGTTACTTTGGATGGTGGAGAATTGAGACAGGAAGCAGCAGCTGACAAGACCGAGTTGATTACACAATTGAGAGAGAATTTGGAAGCAACAAGCCGTTCATCTATTATGGAAAAACAGGCAGCTCAGGCTCAACAATTAAATGAAACCTTGATGAAAGCTCCAATGTTTATCTATATCGGATAAGATCATGATTATAAACATGGAGATAGAATTAAACATTTATTTTTCTTCCGAAAGTATATTTTCAATTTCCCAACATGAATTGTTTGTCTTTATGACGTTTCCGGATATACTTTCAATATTCGAAGATTCAAACCAACCTGTCACTTCTTCTCCGTTTCGTTCTGTTCTAATTACCTCAATTTTTTCTCCAACACAAATGTCGTTGATAAGATAACCTTTTAAATTATAACCATCAACAAGAGCACCGGATTGTTCTGTCACCGATTCTGTTTTTTTAAGAGATACAAAATTTCCTTTTTTCATAAAAAATAAACCGGAGATTTCTCTCCGGTATTTTTGTTATTATTCAGTTCCAACATCAGCCGTTGGAGTCACAACAACCGACTTGGATGGTTTATCCGGAGACAGATTGTAATTACTCTTGACCAGCTTTGATATGTCACTATCGGACAGAACCTTTCGAACCATCTTGGTTTCGAGTTTTCCGGTCTTTTCATTTTTTACCTCAACCTTGTCGAGGTAAGTTGGACGGGGATGAATCGCACGAATGTGCTCGATCATTCTCTTGTTCCACTTTTTGCGAGTGGATGGAAACATAGTAATGTGTGACATAATTTATTTGTAATTTCTTATTATTAAGAGACTCGAATATGGGTGATGAATTTAAAAAAGTCAAGTCCTTTTGGAATATTCTCCATATTTATAACTTATGTCATTAGATGAAAGAATATTCCACGCCAAGGATGAAGATCAAAATAAACTGTTTGATGTCTTCTACAATCAGTATGTTTCTGCAACAGGAAAATCGTGGAATAGAGATAAATTTTTCAACAAAATAAAAAATTGGGTTTTTGTCGGTGAACCAGAGGGATTTCTGGCATACAAAAAACAAAACAATGGGTATAATAAATTGGTTGCGATGGCAGGAAACGTTCGTGACAAAATAAAAGCTTTCGATGAATTAAATTCTTTAAATATACCCATCTGGACTCTATCGGATGATAACGCAAAAAAATCCCTCATGAAAAGAGGATTTGTAGAAGCACCGAAGGAAATATCAGGAAAAATCTTGCCGGAATTGGAAGAAAAATACAAACATCTAAAACAAAACGACGATGGATCGTTTTCTATCGGAGACTCACAAGTGGGTCTCAACAAGAAATATTTGATCGTTAATAAAATCCTTTTGGATATGTTATTAAAAAACACAAATCAAATACAGGAAAGAATATTTCACAGTCAAGATGTCGATAACGATCAACTATTTAATGTCTTTCAAAAACAATATATATCAGCAACAGGAAAATCTTGGGATAGAGAAAGATTTGACGACCGAGTAAGAAATTGGACGTTTATTGGAGAACCAACCGGATTCGTCGCTTTGAGAAAACAGAAAAGTGGAAATTATAAATTGGTTGCCGTTGCAGGTGAACCGAAAACCAAGTTGAAGGCATTCTCCGAGATGATGAATTCAAATCTTCCAATATGGGGAGTTGTTACAGAAGATATAAGAAAACTACTTGTTAAAAAAGGATTTATAACACCTCCTGTATGGATGATGAAGTTGATGCTTCCGATGATTACCAGTCAATATGAAGACGTAAAAATGAATTCCGATGGATCGATAGATATACACGACGATCAAATGGGAGACATGAAAAAATTCTTTGTTGCAAATAAACAATTTTATGGAAATATTTTAAGCAATTCCCATATTAAAGTTCCATCCTTGGTGTCAACGTTTATCAAAAAAATGATAACGGAATCCATTGTTGACGAAGCTAGATCACATCCAGAAAAAAATCCCAAGCTTCATAATATAGCTGCATTATCAAAATATAAAGATGATCCATCCATATACATATCATTCACCAACTTGGAAGATTTGAGATTCAATTACAATACCAAGTTCGATACACCATTTGGAATCTACGCATATCCTTTGAAAGAAGCCTGGAATCATGTCGATGAAAATACATTTCCATTTGCATCAGAACGTCCATATATACAGGTTCTCAAACAGAGCTCGGACCATTTCATTAACGATATTTCTAAGTTGTCCGGGTCTGATTATGTTAAATACATGAACATGTGCGTGGAAATGATTTTCGAGGATGCTCCTGAAAGCAAGAGGAAATCATTTACTTCCTCGGGAGACAGAAAATGGGATACTCATGATATCAAGAGGTTTCTCATAGACAAATGGGAACAAGACGCAAAGCTAAGTGATTATGGAACTAAATTGTGGAATGTCACCAGAATGGCAGCAATATTTTTGACAGGCGATACGTGGAGTTCAAGAACAACCGCTCCTAAAAAATGGAGAGTCATATTTGAAAAATTGGGAATATACGGTGCAGCAGATAAATCAGGTAAAGGTATTATCCACAGCAACGAACCAATGCAGGCAGTGTTCTTTTCTCCAAAGGGGTTCAAACATATCAACACTATAAAAAATAGTTTTGTTAAAAGTGATCCACATGACCCTACCAGAACTCATGTAAAAGATACTAACTACTATGTTAAAATCTTGATGAAGAACACAAAGAATGACAGACAGGAAATTAATCCCCGTCTCGTAAAAGCATTTGACACGTTTCCTATCATAACACTTACAAATATTGTATCGGGAATGATGAACTCCAACATGACAAAAATTCCGACCGAGTGGTTGGAAAGAACTGTCACCGAGAAAATGAACAGTTATACTGCGTATAAATATATTGATTTTTTTAGAGAAAAGAAAAAGTTAAAAATATTTGATATCCCATCGATATCAACTATGATAAATGCAGTGTCGAGTCCGAAATCGGGAGATGCAGGAACATCGAGAATCGTTTCATTTTATATGATCGAAGACGGAATACCACTTATAAATATTCCAGAATCGCTGATATTAAAAATGTCCGAGGATGCACATGAAATATCAGCCTTCATAGAATTTGCTATGAAGAATGGATCGAAGATAAGCGACTTCCCTCAAAACATCATAGAGAATATAATAACAAGGACACCAAGTTCGGCTCTGAGAATTTTTGTCAAATCTGGCATGTCACTTGAGAACATTCCCGTCGAAAAATTCACATCGATCAGTGGAAGAGTTCTCGCTGAGATATGTAAACAAAACAACATACCTCCACAGAATATACCTGATATATATTTTCAAAAACTGGAAAACAACCCAACCAGTATATCAAAACTGATGTTATATTTCTTAGAAAAACAACAGCCCGTTCCACAGATTATATTAAATTTCTTGTTGGAGGATGAATATGATTCTTCGATAGCGGTTGTGTCGATCATAAAAGAAAATATGCCAGAACTTATTATTCCTCCGGTTTTGATGGAAAAGGCAACGTCTATAGTTGATTCCGGTTTGAATATTATGCGTGCATACGTTGAAAAGTATAAACTTCCAAATGATTTTGACCCAATACTAAGACAAAGAATAGAAGAAAAACCAGACAAATATTTAGAAAATTATATCGTTTGGACAAGAGAACATGCAAGAACATCACTGACGCAGTTCCCTCCAAAATCTTTTGAAAATGTAAAAGAACCAAGTGAAGTTGTATATCATCTGATAAACGAGAGGGTTATAGATAACGTCTCCGAAATTCCTCCTGCATTATGGAACACCCCTAATAAAGCAAATTCATGTTTATTCGCCATATTCAGAGTGTCATATACAAGAGGGATTGGAAAGAAAACGAGCGACTATCCGAAAGCTATGGTTGATCTTGCTGCAAGCGGAGGAATTGAATCTGCAAAGGGAGTGTGGGGAGTCTTAACCAATAGATTTGGCGTTGATAAAACAAAAGAAGTTTATCCAGAACTTGCTGCTATAATAGAGAAAGATTTGTCTGAGAATCCTCCTGCACCTGTGCCTGATCTTGACGAACCACTATTTGAAGAACAAATCAAATATAAATCATATTTCCAATATTTATTGTAATGGCATCATTAAACCGAGGAAAATTTTTCTCTCCAAGAGACATTCGATTCATTCGAAGCATAAACAATGAATTGTTGGACGACGTAATTGAGAACATTGTGACACTGTTCAAAATTGCAACTGAAACAAAGACTAATATTTACGGAGAAACAGACGAAAACACAGAAAAACTTTTCTATGCAGGTGTTGATATATCAAACTTAGCTGAACGTCCTGACATGCAGACTGCTTCCGAAAATTTTGGTCCTGATAGAAGTCAAAACATCATATTTAAATTCCTGGAAGCTGAGTTGGAGAGATTACAGTTTTATCCCCAAAGCGGAGACTACATTTTGTGGAATGATAAATATTTTGAAATAGACAATGTTGTCCAAGAACAATTGCTCGGAGGACAGGCCGACAAATCACATTCAATCATATGTAACACCGTTTACAGTGATGTCGCAAATCTAAACATCGTCGAAAGACCAACACAATAATCTTATGGCTTGGAAAGGACCAACAACACCACCAAAGGTTTCACCTCCAAATAACGTAAGCAACGATCAATCCGTTGCCAACGGTGACATCGATGTCAAACGTGAAGAACAGGTAAGAAGAGATCAAGATACATTTAAAAATTATAAAATCGATCTTTTGGATATCGACACTACAATTTTCGAACATCTCCAAAATTATATACAACCGGAAGTAACGGAAAATGGAGAGATAGTAAAAGTTCCAATTATTGCTGCCAACCCTGAAAGATGGAAGTCTGCACAAAAAGATGGGTATATCCGTGACCAGAACGGAAAAATTATGAGACCTGTGATAGCGTTGAATAGAATATCCGTTTCAAATGAAGAACCGCTGACGGCAAATAGATTTATAACATATCAGATTCAACAGAAATATAGTGCAAAAAACAAGTATGATAGATTCAATATTCTAAACAAACAACTGGAACCACCTACAAAAGAAGTATATAACATTGTTATGCCAGATAAAGTTGTAATCATATACGACTGTATTGCGTGGACCAATAAGATAACACAGATGAACAAAATAATTGAGAAGATTAATTTTGCCACACATGATTATTGGGGAGATAAAAAAAGATATAGATTCAGGACAGAAATTAATGACTATAATAACCAAACAGAAGTTAATGTTGACCAGGAAAGACTTGTTAGAACAACATTTTCAATAACTGTTTACGGAAGACTATTGCCCGAATTCTATGAGGATGGCACTCCAACAACCATAAGAAGATTGAACCCACGTAAACTGGTTATAGGAGAGGAACCAAAAATATCATCTTCTGAATTTCCTCCTACACCCACCAGCCAAAACAATCTGGACATCAGATTCGTTGATCCAAACAAAAATAGAGTAAGAAAATGAATCCGATAATCAATAACACCACCATGCGAAAGGGCACCTTTAAAGGGGAGCCAAACGGTTTTGTTGCATTACCACAAGGATCGTTATTCGGAAGAAGATACTATGAATACAAAATCACGGTAAAGGGACAACAATGGAAAACATATGAGGGAGTTTATTATGAACCAAACCCAAGAGAATATGAACAATTGTAATTTTGACGCAGACGCCCTAAATTCAATAATGAATGCTATATTAGAGGGTGATGCAACTCTTGATTTCTCAAACAATCCAGGATCGGCAGATTGTGATGTTTCAATAGCAGAATCCAAAGGATATACCGTAATTATATAAGATTTTGGTAAAATATTCCATATATATACATATATGAGTAATACAACTGTAAAATTAGCAGACGAAGAACTTCAAAAGTTCAAAGAAATAAGTGCAACATACAATCAAGTTTTGATGAAATTTGGTGAACTCCATCTGGAAAAAATTCATCTAAATAAAGCCGTCGATTCTCTGAGAGAAAAAGAGGATGTTCTAACAAAATTGTATGAGGACACGCAGATTGCAGAGAAAAATCACATCGACACAATCCTATCAAAATATGGTGAGGGAAATCTTTCATTGAAAGACGGAACCTTCACACCAACAGAAACGAAGTAAATACACATTCCAAAATCTTTAAGTGTTTAAAAAATTAAAAAGATTTTGGAATTTTTTATTTATACTTATATTTAATGAGGGAAAATGTAGTCAAAAATGCAATCATCAATGGAACCGTAAAGGTTATTGAGAATGGTCATGGACTCATATGCCCATCATGTAAAGAAGTCAGAGTTATACGAACCAGAGAAAGTGTAAGAAGATCATTGGCATCCACAATGAAATGCAACAAATGTTCAAAAGTTGGAACGCATATCGGAAAAAAATTATCAAAATCGATCAGAGATAACATGTCGATTTCGCAAAAAAATCGTTATTTAAACAATGATGAAAGACTAAAGACCGGAAAAATTGTGAAAATTTCTATGCATAGACCAGATGTTAGAGAACGTCATATAAATGCATTACATAGATCAAAGTGGATAAAGGTGAAAACGGATCATGGGCAAATAGAATTGATAAATAAGTGGAATTCAATAGGTTTCAACTTCGAGATAAACCATCAAATAAAAATTTTTAATGATTTGTTTTATTTAGATGGATATGATTCGGAAAGAAACGTGGTTATTGAATATGACAGTAAATATCACAATAAACCAAATAGAAAAATTCTGGATAAACAACGAGAAAATAAAATAATAAATTTTCTCAATCCAACCGCATTTCGGAGATATAATTCAACGGATAAAAAATTTATTGATGTGTATAGAAAAACAGATCATAACAAACCAATCAACAAATTGCACAATACGTGCATTACAACATAAAAGGAAATAAAGCCATGCCAATTCAACAAGGGGGAACATTCACCCCATCAAATCGTATCGTGTCCGCAGGTGTTTTCACCCGTGAACTCGATCAATCGTTCCTCGCTCAAGGTATCGAGGCAATCGGAGGTGCAATCGTAGGTCCATTCGCAAAAGGCCCTGGTTTCACACCAACAACAGTTCGCACACAAGGCGACTTAGAAGCAATTTTCGGTGCTCCTGACGGAACTCTATATGCTCCTTTTACTGCTCAACAGTATTTGAAAGAACAAGGCATTGTGACCGTAGTTCGTGTTGGTGGATTGGCAGGATATCAACAGAAAGACCCAGTTATCATCAGTGCTATCCCAGGCCAATATGATAGATTCACAGAATCAGGATCAATCAGCGGTTCAGTTGTTTACGCAACATTCACATCGGGCAGCAATGTGTTGCAAGGTGCTTTGATCGGAACATTCTACACAGGTCTATACTCCGGTTCTCAGGTTCAAGTTGGAACGATTTCAAGCTCTCTAATAGGAGTTCACATGTCCGGTTCGACATTCGTAAGCGGAACATTGTCTTCTGCTGTTGTATTGAACCCACAAATCGCACACATTGGTTCGATCACTGTTAGCGGAAAGGTTACTTCACAAAACTTGTGTGGAAACGCAGTATATTACATCTCCGGTTCTGTAACAGGAGACTACGGATCGTTTGACTTGTCCTCATGGACACCAGCAGGTCTTCCAACATTGGATGCATGTGGTGAAATCGTAACAGGTTCGGGAGAAAATGAAGTTGTTTTGGCAGTTTTGGCAAACACCGCATTTGACACAGGACAAAATCTATATGGATTCTCCGGTTCTGTATTGACTCCATCGACCACCTCTTCATTAACATCGAACTATTCGATTGAATTGAAGGAAGCTCACTTGGATACCGAATCCAACACCGTTGTTTCTTCGAGCTACGGATCATATTCGTTCTCAATCGATCCACAAAGCCCAGCATACTTGAAGAATGTTTTCGGAACAAACCCAGATGCAGGATTCGTTTCTGTATCGGCAACAACAAAGAAACAAGTTGCTTATGTTTACAAGAACTTCGAATACAAAACTTCCGAAGTATTGGAAGAAATGATTGCAAGTGGATCATGGAAGATTCAAATCTCGACTGGTGGAACAACCACAACCGATTTCGAAGATGGTATCACTCCTGATATTGGAGATTCCACATTCGATTTGACCAACGCTTATACACCTTGGATCAATTCACAAATCGTCTCAAGAGACGGTGGAATTGAAACAAAATACAATCTGTTCAAAGTTCACACTCTTTCCGATGGAACAAGTGCAAACACAGAATACAAGATTGAAATCAGCAACGTTAAGTTGGCTGGAACCGTTCCTGGAAGCAGATACGGAACCTTCACATTGAACGTTCGTCAATACTCCGACAACGATGTAAAACCTGTTTACGTCGAGTCATTCACAAACTTGAATTTGAATCCTGATTCGGCAGATTTCGTTGCTCGTAGAATCGGTGACAGATACACATACATCGATCACAATGGAAAGATTCTTGAATTTGGCGATTACGTCAACCAAAGCAGGACCATCAGAATCGAAATGACAACCGTTCCATATCCAGAAAATTCCGTTCCATACGGATTTGATGCATATGCTTCACCAATCGGTGGCGATTACTCAACATTGAGCAAGATCGTCAAGATGACATACACCAACGCATCTACATACAGCCTACAACCAGGCAAGTATGCTTCAGGTGTAGTATTCCAACCAGCACCAGGCACCGCCGATGCTGAATTGGCATCCCTCTACCCACAAGGTTCGGCAAAGGGTTCTGAATTGGACAACAAACAGTTCTTCGCTCCAATTCCAAGATATGCTTCAAGTGCATGTAACGATGCATTCGACTTGGAAAATGACGCTGGATTGGTTCCGACCTTCGTTCCATCGACAGAACAGACAAGTGTTAAGAAACGTAAGTTCGTTCTTGGATTCCAAGGCGGATTCGACGGTCAATCTCCTTCTGTTCCTGTATTGATCGGAGACGACATCATCGCAACAAACCAACAAGGTTTGAATTGTTCGACCAACACATCCCTCGGTTCATACGCATACTCACAGGCCCTAAACGCTTTGAGCAACGCTGATGAATTCGACATTAACTTGATCGTATTGCCTGGTGTTAACTACTCATACAACCCATACTTGGTAACAAGAACTGTTGAATTGTGTGAGACTCGCGGAGACGTATTCTACATCATGGATTTGGTTCAAAACCTTCCAGCCGGTGCAGCCTCCATCGACAGTGTTGTATTGAAGGCAGAACAGTTTGATACAAACTACGCTGCTACATACTACCCTTGGGTAAAGATCACCGACACAAACACAAACAAGATCGTTCCTGTCCCACCATCAGTTGTTCTCCCTGCTGTATATGCTTCGAGCGACAGAGTTGGTGCAGAATGGTTCGCTCCGGCAGGTTTGAATCGTGGTGGAATCCCAACAGCTGTTCAAGTTGTTGACAGATTGACCCACGCAGACCGTGACACCTTGTATGTCGGTCGTGTCAACCCAATCGCAGCATTCCCAGGCCAAGGCATCAACGTATGGGGTCAGAAGACTCTACAAGTATTGCCAAGTGCCCTCGACAGAATCAATGTAAGAAGATTGTTGATTTCGTTGAAGAAGTTCATTGCAAGTTCATCGAAATACCTTATATTTGAACAAAATACAAGTGTCACAAGAAACAAATTCTTGAATTTGGTGAACCCATATTTACAATCCGTTCAACAGAGATCAGGATTATATGCATTCAAGGTCGTCATGGATGATTCCAATAACACAGCTGACTTGGTTGATAGAAATATCCTTTACGGACAAATCTACATTCAACCAACAAAGACTGCCGAATTTGTTATCATCGACTTCAATGTTATGCCTACAGGTGCCGCATTCTCAAATGGTTAAGAAAGTTTTCATCTGTTAACTCAAATCCACCAACAAAAATTGGTGGATTTTTTATGCGTATAATGTATTGTTGGTCTATATTTATATTCAAATACAAAATACTATATGGAGAAATCAATGAACAAATGTAAGGTCTGTCAAACAGATACAATAAATAAACATTATTGTTCAATGAAATGCCGAGATGTTTCAAGAAAAAACGAGTCGTTTACAACATCAAATTGTAAAACGTGTCTGATTGAATTTTCACATAGGAAATATAGAAATCAAAAATATTGTTGTTCCAAATGTGCTGCCAACGACATTGAAGTTAATGTTAAAAAAGTTGAATTGGCTAAAAAAACTTGTATATCAAAATATGGAGTTGATAGTCACACAAAAACCGACGATCATAAAAACAAAATGAAGTCAATTTTCATGGAAAAATATGGAGTCGATCATTATTCCAAAACAGAAGAATATGGCGAAAAATTTAGAAAAGCCATGTTAGATAGATATGGTGTTGAATATGCTCAACAAAACGAGGACATAAAAAAGAAAAGTTTGGAAACCGCAATAAAAAACTTCGGTGGACAGGGATTTGCATCAATCGAAACGTCAGAAAAAATAAAATCATCAATTAAAGACAAATACGGATTTGAATTTGCAACCCAATCGGATGAAGTAAAAGAAACAATTAAAAAGACAAACTTGGAAAGATATGGAGTTGATACACCATTGAGAGATAGAGAAAAAATGTTAAATTCATTGAATGAAAAATATGGGGTGACAAATATTTCACAGACAGAATTGCATAAAAATAAATCCAAATTGAAACTAAGACAAAACTTTGTAAATCTGTTGTTTGATGGAGATAGATTGAATGGTATATGCACTCCGATGTTTGATAGAGAGGCTTATATTGGATCAAAACACGATAACAAATATAAATTCAAATGTAATAAATGTGAAAGTCAATTTGAAGACGATCTATATTCAGGAAACATTCCAAGATGCAAAGTTTGTTTTCCAATAGCAAAATCCGAACTCGAAAATGAAGTATTTGAATATGTAAAATCATTAACATCGGAAGAAGTTATACAAGGAACTCGTCAAATAATTCCACCATATGAACTTGACATCCATATTCCATCAAAAAAACTTGCTATTGAATTTGACGGAATCTATTGGCATTCCGAATCATCGGGCGGTAAAGACAGATCATATCACTTAAATAAAACGTTGGAATGTGAAAAACTTGGAATAAGACTGATTCATATTTTCGAAAATGAATGGATTAACAACCAAGAAATAGTAAAAAATAAACTAAAATCCATACTTAAAATGCGAGATTTAAAACCCATATACGCAAGAAATTGTATAATAAAAGAGATACCCTCAAAAGAATGTATTAACTTTTTGAACAAAAATCACATCCAAGGATCGGATAAATCATCGATAAAGCTTGGAGCATTTTATAACAACACCCTTGTCTCGGTTATGACATTTGGTGGAGCCAGAGTTGCTCTTGGAACAAAGAATCCAACAGTTGGTGAATATGAAATGTATAGATTCTGCGTTGGAGAAACATCTGTGATCGGAATTGCTGGAAAATTCATATCACACTTCATAAAAAACCATAATCCATCGAAAATAACAACATTTGCCGACATAAGATACTCTGGATTAAATGCGCTATATGATAAAATAGGATTTACAAAAGTAAAACAGTCTCCACCTAATTACTGGTATTTCAAATCAAATAACCCATATGAGTTAAAACACCGATATAATTTTAGAAAATCGGAATTGTCAAAAAAACTTATAACATTTGATCCAAACTTAACCGAATGGGAAAACATGCAACTCAATGGTTATGATAGAATCTGGGACTGTGGGAATTTAAAATATGAATGGAAAAAACAACCATAATACAATAATCATATATATTTATACTTTAAAATAAATCAATATGAACAAATCCGACCTTAAATCTCTCATAAGAGAATGTTTTGTAGAAATTATCAAAGAATCTCAACCCGTAATGGAAACTTCTTTCAATGAATTGGGGGAAGACCCAAAAAAATTCTTGTTATTTTTAAAAGATTTACAACAAGCCCCTTTGGATGTAATAAACTTCTTCGATGAAAGAAAAAAAGAACCACAGATATACAACGGTTATGATTTAACTAAATTGTGGAAATCTCTTGTGATGAAAAATGGAGAACCAAAAGCAATCGACGGTGACATCGATCATGAAAATACATACAAAAAATATTTCTCAAATACAATCAATGAAAACGAAGGTCAACCAGCCCAAGAAAATGAATTGAAGAGAACACAAACAGACTTCGAAGGCGGAAAAATTCCAAGAGGATTGACAAAGCAGCCTGTTAAAGTTCAAGTAAAAACTGAATTGAAATCGAAAGACGGTGTTCCTGTTCTAAAGCCTTCGCAAACCGTTGATGTGTTCTTTGGAAAAAGACCGACACACATCTACGTTTTCTCAGAAGGAAAATGGTGGTCCTTGAGCATACAGAACGCAAGTAAATATTTGACAAAGTTCAAACCGACTCCATCAATCAACGCACTTGAAAAAATGTCGAGTGATGGAATCGTATCAACTCCTTTGGGAACAAGAGTTGAGCCGGATGGAACAGGACCAAATGGAGAACCAAGTTGGTTGTTGGTAATGGGATTAATCTAAGACACCATACAGTGATTAAGTTAAAAGACATAATCAATGAAATGGCTTTGTTCCCATCCAAGGGAACGAACGGAGAATACACAACCACAATTTCAGATAAAGAACCTGCAATCGGTTCTGGTGATTCCGATGAAGTTCTACCAACAGCTTCATTCAAGGTAAATGAATTTGTTAGAAAAGGTATAAAAATATACTCTGCCTATACATTCAATCAAGCTGCGTCGGCACCGGAAGGATTTAAAACCGCAATTCGAAAAGGTGTTAAAGACTCCAACAATCCAGAAAATAAAGAATTGTTATCAAAACTGATTTCTAGGAAGCTGAAATACATGAAGAACAAAGGGATGTTGGATAAGATCGACGCACTCGTTCCATTGGGTTCAACTTCAAAATTAAACTTATTGATTGCGGAAGAGATTAAAAAAATGATACCGTCTGCAATTGTTTATGATAACGTCATAACAAAAGTAAAATGGAAGAATGTGAAAGTTGTTGACAAAGGTGAAGCTTCCAAGAAAGGATATGATTATGCGAAGAAAGTCTTGGAAAGAATGCAACTCACACATCCAGAGGATTATTTTGAAATAAAAAAGACAGGTGCAAGTCAAAGCGTTCGCCGTTACTTCTCAATGTTCTATGAGATAAAGCCAGGCTACGATGTGAACCTCATAGAACAATTGCACAAATCTAATGTCCTATTAATCGACGACACAATGGAAGAGGGAGTCACAATCCAAGAAGCCTACAGAGTAATTAATACATTTGATCCTATTAGCATAAAAGCGTTTGTATTTTTGGCCGGAAACTAACATGATTAAACTTAAAGACCTTTTGATGGAAAATATCGACGAGGGCATTCGTGATCCCGGAATATTGAAGTGTGTGTTCTCAGCTGGAGGACCAGGATCAGGAAAAAGTCGAGTTGTGTCAGACATTTTCGGAATAGCAAAAAACTTAACTCTAAGTTCAACCGGATTGAAGCTTGTTAATAGCGATATCACATTTGAAAAATTGCTGACAAAAAATGATATAGATTCCGATCTGACAAAATTACCGCCGGATGAATTCAAAAAAATAACATCCACCGAACCTGATTCTTTAAGAAGTAAAGCGAAAGCTACTCAACAGAGTCTATTGTCTCAATATATAAAAGGTCGATTGGGAATCATTATAGACGGAACGGGAGAAGACTTTAAGAAGATAAAAGATAAAAAGGAACTGTTTGAAGGACTTGGATACGACTGTATGATGGTGTTCGTCAATACATCTCTTGAATCTGCTCTACAAAGAAATGCTAAAAGAAAAAGAAAGATACCGGAAGATATCGTTAAACAATTGTGGCAAAATGCACAAAACAACATCGGAAAATATCAAGCCTTGTTCGGAAAGAATTTTGTAATCGTGGACAATTCAGGAGATTTCCACATACACACATCGGTTAAGAAAGCGGTCAACGCATTCTTGGCAGAACCTACAAAAAATAGAAAAGGTATTGAGTGGAAATCAAAACAAATTTGATTTCTCGATATCTTCAACCAATTTTTTTATAGCAACACATTTTCCTTTAAGTTCGACATCCCAAATAACGTCGTGTTTTTTGTAAAAAGGAGGAATCGAACCATCGTTGAAATCTGCATGGGATCGGGTTCCATCTTTGCCAACGGAAAAGTGGAAAACTGGTGGAATGCCATTCCAAGTCGAACGGGAAATGTCGTAATTTTCTTCCAACGTTTTGCCTCCTGTCAAAATCGAACAATGCAATGAGTCGAAAGTAATGGGTATGCCAACGGTGTCGTAAAATTGTTTCTTTAGATTCTCGGCTGTCCACACACCTTTCACGTTATCATTTACCTCCAAGGTTATTCTATTTTTTACAGAGTCGGGTAGGCGACGAATATGTTTCCTTGCAACCGCACCCAAAATATCGATATCGCCGTCTTTTCTGATATGAAAATTTATAGGTGCATAAGGAGTTTGTGGAAGCTCCATCATATCGAAAATCTGTCCATGAGTATTTAGATCGGAAATGGACGCCTCAATAGACTGTTCATTGTCCGACGTAAGAGTTGTATATTCCCCGGGATGGAAAGACACTCTAAGGCCAACAGATTTTGAATATTCTCCAAGAGACTTAAATTCTTTTGATATAAAATCAAACTCGGGCAAATCCGACCAAGAAAAATTTGCCTCTTTGTAAGATATCAATGGAACAAGGCTGCTGGTCATTCGATAGCCTGAAATCTGCAACACATCGTTGCAATATTCCATTATTTTTCTTGTGGTTTTGAGATTGTTAATGGTCTTGTCGGAAACCAATTTTAAAGCGTCTTGTCTCGACAATTTTTTAAAACTTGCATAGGTCACGGTCTGCATTTTCAGACCATATTCTTTTTCAACAGACGGTGACAAGCAGCACAAAGATAAAGGGTGTTTAGACATTTTTAAATAATTTTTAATATGAAACAACATAATAGGGATAATGTCAATACTTATTAACGATGGCAAATACTCACATTCTACAGAAGATGGATGTCCTCAGATCGTTTCAGATCGCAAAATTTATTCCCGATTCTGATCTTGAGAAAATACAAGAGGAAGTAAAATCTCTTCCAAAAAAGGAGAGAGATGCAGCGTTTGAAAAAAGGATCGACGCAATGATTGGTTCCGAAAAAGATTTGGACATGATGCCTGGATTAATAACTCCAGCAAATCAAGCACAAAGAACAGAAAGTCTTCTAAGACAAGCTATATCGATAGCATCCCACATTCAACAAAGAGGAATGACCAAGGATGAACAAAGTTTTATCATTGTGTCCTTGGTCAAATTATTGGAGTTGAAACTTAAAAATTTCAACAACTGGAAAGAAAATCAAAACTCGGACGAGGCCAAAGAAGATCAAGAGGACGACGACCGAGAAGAAGAGTAATAAATTACTTTGGGTTGTCTCTCTTATAAGAGTCACGTTCCACGTTACATGAAAGGAAATCCCCTCCATGAATAACGTATGGAAGACTTGTCTTTAAACTGTTGTCCGGATTATAAACAATGTAATATTTCTTCGAAGCGTCATTGTAGATACCATCAGCCAATTTGATTCCAAGAGTTTCTTTCCAAGTGATTTCAATCTTGTAATATTGAAGAAGAAACAAAGCACGGTCTGTTACGTCCATCCACTGTAAGGCTGGATTATGTTTGAACGATTCGTTTTTCTTTTTCTTTGCCCATTCATCGTCTTGTGGGAGATAGTATGGATTACCTTCGTGGTCTCCCAATTTACCCAAGTCATGATGTAGTGCAGCGAAGATTCTCTCTTCCTCTGTGTAATCGATTGTTCCACCGGCTTTCTGATAAAGCATACCATAATACTTTGAATTGTTAACTACATTCATAATGTGTTGAATGTATCCTCCGACATGTGCCAAATGGAAGTTTAAATTTCCTGATGCTGGTGCAATGGCCGCTCGCAATCCAAGCTCGTCTTCTGAATACATGTGGAGAAGTTTTTCAAGTCTATCTCCCTTAAACGATGATTTGATGAATTCAATGAATTCGTTATAGTTTGATTGAATCTGTTCTTCTGTTAGGTTTCTTGAGTAGTTCATTTGAATACATTAGAATACACCAATCAGGAAGTCAATCAACGTTTGTTATAATAACTTCTTCTAAAGAATACAAGGCTGACGACGAATGAAATCATAATAAATCCGTAAGTTGAAGGTTCTGGAACAGGTTGTCCAGGTTTAATAAAACCTCCACCCGATGTCCATGTTGCATATTGGCCTGTGTCGGCATAATATATTTGAACAACTGCATTATTTGGATTTGCAGAGGTTGTAAAATAATCAACCGATGTGTTCCAATTTGCGATGGTCAACACAGCATCATTTAACACCGTGATATTGCCGATGTTTAGAGTCGATCCGCCAGAACCAAAATCAATCACAGAATCCCCTTCAATAATGAGGTTTGAGAATGATTGATTTGTGTCTCCCAAAAATAACGTAGCGCCTTCTTCAAGAGTTACATTTTGCCATGATGGGGTTTGTGAGTTTCCTTCAAATTGAACAATTCCATTTGATCCAACCGTCAATCCGCCGCTGATTGCAATTCCGTTAGTCTGATCCATTATCAATGTTCCGTCATTAACATAGGTATTCCCAATATTATTTTGGCCGTTGCCTGAAAGTGTGATATTTCCGACACCATTAATATTCAGCGACCCAGCGTTATGAATTTGTCCGTTAAAAACTATATTTCCACTTCCGTTTATGGTGATTCCATTAGACCCGGCGTTTATTTCTCCATTGAACGTTGTATTCGTCGTTCCTGATGTTGTTATGCCTTGATTCTGGACGTTTATCGTTCCGTTGAATGTGTTGATACCACTTGTGACGGTTAACTTCTTAGAATTGATTGTTCCGTTGAATGTGTTTGTTCCTGTGCTGGACACCGTTACCGTGTTTGTGTTCGAGATAATATCCAACACTCGATTCCCACTCCCCATCAATGTTAAATCTTTAACTTGATTTATCTGATTTGATATGACAATGTTTCCGGCCCCATTCAATGTTAAATTCTTATTGTTTCCATCGATGTATCCGGTCACATTGAATGGACCGACAGTTGACCATGTTTGATTTGCCGTCAACCGAATTTGGTTTGAAATTGTTAACGGCGCCGATCCATTTGAAATTCCCTCCGAACCAATGTTCGTAACTTGTCCAAACAAAGATGTTACGGACAAAAACTCCAATAAAAATAATGCAGAAAATCTCATACCCAAATATGGGTATGAGATGTCAAGAATTAAAAAATCACTCGCCTGGCTTCCAATCGGTATTGGTCGGCCTAATGAACCCATCACTCTCAGGAGGTGTGTATGTTCCTTCTATTTTTTCAACAATGAACTTCAATACGCCGGACCGAACGATGTCATCCTTCGTAAAAGCAAAACTATAGATGCCTTGTTCTTTACTCGACTGATCGTTGAACAAGTCAAACATTTTCATAAATCCACTATCTTTGATGTCGGATTGGAATTCGTCTCCAAGAACAATAAATTTTGAGAATTTTCCTATACGGGTAAGTGCAGTGATTAATTCTTTTCTATTTAGATTTTGAGCCTCGTCGATTATGACAACCTTGGCATTGATCGATGCACCTCTCAAATAGTTGACGGGAATACCTTGAACCCTTTCTTCCTTTATCAACATATCAACATCCTGCTTAGGAAGTAGTTCGTCGAGCTTGTCCCTCAAGGGCATCAGGAACGGTGCCATTTTATCATTTGCCTCGCCTGGCAAAGAACCAAGTGACTTGGAAGCACTCTCGGCAATCGTTCTGACATAAACAATATCACTTACGGCTTTTTTATTCATCAATTTCAATGCAGCATAAATTGCCGTAAATGTTTTTGATGTTCCAGCTGGTCCTTTGACGAATACTACTTTTGTATTTTTATCCTCTATAATATCTATTAATTCAAGTTGTTTTGGAAGTAAATCCGATCTTTCATAGATATTCAATTGACGGTCAATTTTATCTTTCTGTGGGATTTTTGGACTACTATCAGACTCCTTTTTGGTTGAATTGGAAATCTTCGCTTTTGGTTTTTTTTGTTTTTTCATTTTGTAATATAATTGGTCCTAAGTTTTTGGACCAAACTATCCACCATTTCTTTAACAGGCTTTGCGTAAGCACAAAGTTCGTATTCTTCGAGTTTTAACAACTCTCCAAAAATGAAGTCGAGATTTTCTTTATAATCAATGTCGTGCATAACAACCGCATAACTCGAACCATCGAACCTATATACCTCAGCAATAGGTTCTTTATTTGCGATTGCATTTTCTATTATTCTTATCGTGTGTGCATACATCTCAACACGATTTTTTATAATAAATTTTTCCATCTCCTCATTTGAGGACGGCAGAATCATTGGATCAATGTTTTTCAGTTTTATTTTTTTATCGGACATGTTTTAGCTGTCTTTCAACGCTTCCATTAAACATCTTCCCATCAACCCAACAAATTTTTCATTTGCATATAATCTATCTTCCCCCATGTTATATAAAATAGCATGGGTTAATTCATGATAAAAAGTTTCTTTAAAATCCTCTTCCGTTATCCGAACAACAGTAATAGATTTTGTTTTTGGGTCAACTCTATTCACGGGACCAATAGCCTGTAATCTTATTAGTTTCTTCTCCACATCGCAGTCGCCGTAAATTTGTTCATCTTCGTAGAGTCTATCTGATATCTCCACTGTGTATCTGTGGCCTAACAACTGGAAACTTTTTGGAATTTCAATTGGCATCATTGATAAATATCGGTTTATGTTTTAAAACTTAATATTTATATCTATAATAAGAAAATAAAATGAGCCTATATGAAAAAATTTTGAAGTTTTTGCAGACAATGTTTATATGGGCTAAATATAGATTTAAACGTAACTCAAAAGACACAATTGATTATAGAACAACTATATGCCAGGGATCAAAAGATTCATACGATCCATCAAAGGCATGTTCAGAATGGAATCCCAATTCATATTTTAAATTGGGAAATTGCAAAGTTTGTGGATGCACACGAGCCAAATGGTATGTTCCAGTTTCATCTTGTCCATTGGGAAAATGGGGTGACAAAATCAAAGATTCATCAAATCCCTCCAACTAATAGCATCTTCAAAACCTTTAAATCCTCCATATTTTGAAATTGTTAAATTTCCCTTTTTAAAAGTCACAAAATAATTTCCATTATTTCTTTGATGAAGTTAAAAATATTCCATTTCGCATTACTTCCGAATTGCCAAGTATTCCGTAGCTGTTCCATCCTTTTTGACCAACTTTTAATCGATCAAACTCCTTATCGGTTCCGTGATATAATTTAAGAGTTGTCATTAATAAATAAAATCGCCGACTAATTTGTATTTGATATTGAGTGCTTCCAGAATTAATCGAAATTCTGAAAGACATTCATCTTTTCCTCCGCCACACAAATAACAACCGCTGTATTGTTTTAATTCTTGTAAAGATACATCCGGCATGAATATACTGTCGTTTCCGTTTACGATGTGTTCGACATCATTATATTCATCTCCAAAAACCGCCGGCCACTCGGAGCTATCTATATCTCTGCTATCGTTTACACGTTTCAATACCATGTATCGTATAGCTTTTATTAAATTTTTTCTATCCATACCACTGTCCATCCAAGGACGGAAAAAAGCATATGTTTTTGCACGGAAATCCACTCGGGATGCAAGTTCTTCATCCAAACCATGTTCTATAAAATAGTTCATCACCTCATCAGAATCTTCCATTCCCAAATCGGGACCGTTGAAGAAAGCAAGGATTTTTCCCTGTCTTTTATTCAAAAACGGCATCAATTTATATGCGACTTTACTACACCATTTATCATATGATGGTTGAACATCTATTATGATGACAGGAACTCCTGAACCTTCTTCTATTAACGACTTGTGAAAATCTGTGTAATTCATTTTTCGATGAGTTTTAAATATTTTGGGTGAATCTTTCCTTTTACTATAACTGTCTGATCCCATTGACCATCGGATTCATCAGGAGAATACTCTCTATAATCAATAAAATTAGAAATCATGGAACGTATTTCTCCCTCAACAATATCAGGTTCACGTCCAACGTGAGGGGTGTATCCATCCTTTTTCATAGAAGCACAATCAATTTGGAATATGTTATTTCCATAACTTCCCATTAATAAAACTTCATAATCATCAACTGTGAATACTCCCGATTCCCCACGATTATTGATCCCCGTTCCACTTCCTGTTCTAAGTCCATTTATTTTTATTTCGTCAACATATTCGTCCTGAGTTGCGTGGTATAAATAAGACGGAGATTTCCAGAATTCGATATTGAATTTTTCTTCAAGTTTTATCCATAGATTGTCTATATTAACATCATAAACAAATCTACCCTTTTCATGAAATGTGAATGGATATTTTGTTGCTGGATTTGTATCAAATTCTATCACAACCGAGTCCGTCACCACATAGTCAGATTCGTCCAGTGGAATTTTGATATCTTTGTATCTTATTTTAAGAGTGTCGAGAAATGTATGCAATTCATCGATATTTTTTATTGGTTGGTTTTCCATTCCATAATCATCAAATTCATATTCCAAAGAATTTGCGTTCATAGATTTAGATTCGTTTAGATGTTCATAAAAATCCTTATATTTCGCTTCCCATATTGGGGTTGGATTTTTATTTTTTTCATCGTCTATAATCTTCTCCGCAGTGGAAATGATATCCTGATTAATATACTTCCTTAATATAGGAAGAAATTTTTCATACAAACCAACGTGTTGAAGAGTGAATATACAGTGATACACGGATGCTTGAGACATCATCGGACCTGCTCTCTCAATTAATTTCGAAAACACTTCTTCAAAAAAAGCATCTGATTCTTTTTTGACCTTTGCAACGAAGAACGTATTTAAATTGTATATTAAGTTTTCCGAGAAGTGAGTGATCTTATCCAAGAATTTTTTTAAATAATCGATGTGTTTTCTATCAGCTGTAATATAAAATGTGCTCTTTATATCCTCATATGAAAATCTATTTATTCCGGATGTAAGTATATCAGAATCGATTATATCAATCGTTTTTGCTCTATTCATCGAATCTCTATTGATGCGGGCCGAAAATAGAGTATCACATATTTGATATTTTACATCGTCTGATATATCATTTTTTATCGTGTTAATATCTTGGACAAATCTAACATCGTCTTGTCCATACACATATACCAAAGATTTTGATATTATGTCATACACACTTGCAACATTTTCAGGTGCAAAGTTCAAAAAACTTTTAATCATTTGGACACCACCTCTCATTTTTCTATGGATCATCAGGTCTAAAATGTCCGACAATGTTTTTGAATTTTTTATAAATGTATCAACATCTTTATTTGACGCCAACCAGTATTCGTGCCGTGTTGGCTCGATATTATTTTTTTGTTTTATTAACAAATTTCTGCTTTTTATAGATACATATCTTTCGAATAATTTCGGTCTTTTCGACTTTAAAAAATTCAACTGATGATCGTTCAGGTCTCTACTGCTGTTGTTTTCTATTATAACTTTTCTAACTTCATCCGATAAATGATCGGATGTAAAATCGAAATTGGATATATCCCTGCCAGGATTTAATTCGACCCATGAAATCTGGTCATCCACACTTCTCATTTCACTGAATTCTTTTCCACGGACATTTGATTTGACGTGTTTTTCCTTTTCCGTGTGTTCAACAGGCTTTATAATGTTTTTTGTGAATAGAACTCGTAGTTCTGGATAGGTCTCGACGATCTCTTCCGATGTGATATCCTTATCCCCCATTTCGTTGTTAGCCATTGTGATAAAATACGATCCATTCGTTAAAGCCTGAATTACGATATAGTGTTCGTCGTCATAATATTTGCCGTTCTCATCTGTGTCCGCGTTTTTATCCTTAAATCGAATGAAGTAAAACGTTGTTTCTGCGTTATATCTATAAGAATTATACATGTTGGACGAATCACGCCTTCCTATGCAGAAAGTGTATCCGTTGCTTAATTTCATACATGCCTCTTTAGAGTCTCCGTGAAACACTTTTATCTTTGAATCTTCGTATATCGGTTTAACATCAACCTCTCCCAAAACCTTGCTCACCTTTGTAACGGTTGAATCAACAACATTTTCAAAATCCTTAAATGTTTTGAACATGTTAATGTCTTTTGTATTCAAAGATGTGTTCTGGACGAATCTATCGTAGTATCCCTTTAAAGCGTCGAAATCTTCAATTTCAATATAATAATCAACCAACTTAGGGAGATGTTTATTGTTTTTTGATTTGTCTATAGACAAGAGGGTGTTATAAACATCTCCTTTGCCAGCTTTAATTAATTTTTGTTTTGCAAGGTCGGTGTTCCTTCCCTCCAACAACAATACTGTATAAAAATCTTTGTAGTTCATGATGATTTGTTAATACTATTTACATCTGTATATAGATGTTTTGCAGGAACGGTCTTGGTGAGTATCTTATATTTGTTATTCAGGTTCAACTTTCCGTGATCTATTGCGTATGATTTACTTAAAGAGACCCAATTTCCCCTCTCCATGGAATATTTTACTTTCGTGGGAGACAATTTCTTGATTTCATTCTCAATATCCACGAGAACACTTTTCTGTTTTGTGTCGTAATCTTCGTTCCCATGATTTTTTTCAAATTCACCAACTATATCATTGCCAACAGGAAAGAATTTCCATTTACTAAAATATGCAATTAGGTGACTCAGATTTTTCAATCTACTATCGTTTGCAGATACAATCTGCGGAATGGCTCTATATATTTTTACCAATTTGTTTGGCCTATTCTTACATCCAACAATTGCACTCCACGATTCTCTGTCCATTTGATCTCCGTTATTATTGCCGTATAATCTAAGACCATCTGATGAGTATATGTCCTCAGGATACATTCCAACCGGATTGAATAAGGGAGAACCGGATGTTTTGTCCGGAGCTTCATGTTCTCCACGATATTCCGTAATGTTTTCTGTTAGAATGAAGAAGTCTTTGTATTTCACCTCAATAAATATAAGATTCCATTAAAAAACCCCAACCTTTCGGTTGGGGTTTTGAATCAGATCACTTCTTCTTGACCTTTTGTTTCTTTTCTTTCTTTTCGACGAACTCCGTCTCCACCTGTTTCGGTGTGACATACGTTTGTCCCTTCAAACTTGCCAACGTTCTACGTCCGACATGAACCCATGAATTACGGGTTTTTGTTGAAGTGAAGATATAAGACTTGCCCTCTTTTAAGAGGTCGGAGACTTCAACTTCCGATTTAGCTGTCTTGATTCTGGTCTTTAACGATTGTGTTGACATAAGGTTGTATTATTTTCTCCAACGAATTTCTTTGATTGCCATTCTGCTTCCATCTGGAAAACGCCTGAGAATTCCTTCCCAATACCGTTTTTCGTGAATAGCAGAAGGGTCACGTTCACTTGGATAGACCGAATCTGACACTCTGATTCCTGACCGATAAACAGCAAAAAGCCGTTCATTTACCTGTTCACTAGCCACACCGACATCTGTTACATTCGACATTTTTATATCGTTTATACTGACACCATATAGGTCTGAACCATCGTTTGATGTTTTACAACAAACCTATAAAAATTATTTACAATACCCAATCATATTAGACAATTCTTCCTTAATGTCAAGCTCTCCTGGATAAATTATTTCGGGAATAGAAACATCCTTTTTCTTTTTTGGGGGAAGTCCACCGACAGCAGTAGTCTCTTTGGAGACATTTTTTCTATATTTGAGAAACCGTTCTGTTAATGTTGTATTTTTTCTTTCCATGAATAGAAACCATAAAGAAAGAAACTGATATGTCAACCTGTTTTTACACAGGAAAACTTATTGTATAGATGCATTTTGTTTTCGGACATTCAAATGATCTTTGTTTATACATCGATGCTTCCATCATAATCCTCTTCGCTTTTATCTCTCCGACCATGCCTATCAACACGGCAAAATAATGATTTACAGTGTATGTTCTGGTTTCTCCTAACAAGTGATCTTTTACTATAACACTTTTTTCTGACATCGTTATAATAAATATGAAACTGAAAGTTGAAAACGAATTATAAATCAAAAAAAGATTCTTCTTTTTTCGGCTCTATCGGTTTCCTTCCGCCTCTTATCCAATCATATAAAGATTGTTCTTTAACACCGTGTTTTATTGCCATAACTCGTTTTGATGGAACGAGATCATAATGCGCAAACCCGGGTTTGTTTTGGAACCATTCCCTCTTCATTCCAATCTTTGCTGCAATTTCATGGAGTTTTTCTTCATCACCTGAATCGCATCACATGTGA